CGCTGAATGATATCCGGTATTGGTTGCTGCTGAATAATTTCCGGTATTGGTTGCCTTATCATCTTCCCAATTAACTTGCTCTTTGATGTATTCAACGCCAGCTTTAATAATTCCAGCAATTCCAATTTCTGCTTTTACGGAAATTTTCTTCCCAACTCTCTTGCTATCATTAGATAACTGATTATTCGCTTCAAGATCAACTTCACAATATCTGGAATCTGAAGGAGAATAATAACCGAATACGTCCATCGGGAATTTACAAGCATGGAATCCGCAATTACAAATGTCTGCTTTTTCTTCTGTGTATTCTTTTCCAATTTCATACTGGAAATCTCTGCACTTTAAGTCTTTATCAAAGCCTTTAAAGCATTTCATTCTTTCTTTTCCTCCTTTGATTCCTCTAAACCAAGCCCAAGCATTCTGAATGCCATGTCCTTTGTAAAATCATAATCTTTCACGCTATTCGCCCAAGCTTCAAATGCCTTTAATCTTCCAACCAGAAGTGCATATTCCTCATTGGCATTCTCTGGAATGTAATCTGTGCTCTTAGTTTCCCCCATGCTTAGTCCTCCTTATCTTTTGCTCCAAATGTTTTAAGCATTTCTTCCAGAAGCGAAAAAAATCGGAATAATTGCATCTACCTGTTTGAACTTTTCCTTGATTTCTTTATCAAGTTCTTCCTCGTTCATAAGGCCATGCTCGAACGAATGTCTAAGCTGCTCTTTTACTTCTTCCTCTTCTCCACCATTTTTTACGAACATCTCTTTAATTTCGTGGGTGATAATTGCATACTCCGAAAGAATATCAATCCCTTTACCAGAAATATTAACTAAGCCGTTTTCAAATTTAATCATTGTTTTTCCTCCCTATTTTCTTTTATTATCTCCCTCTGAATGGTATAATGTGTTCAGAAAGGAGGTGTGTTAAAATGTTTCTCAAATTAAAAGTTTCCTGTACTTGTCATTGTGATTACTATATAAGCGAAAGAATAAGTACAGAAAAGGTTGTGTGCCCGAATTGTGGAAAGGAACATCCTTATTCTCATAAAATAATTTCAATGCTTCATGCCGCAAATGAGATTGATGATGGCAATGTTCCCGGAGCAGAAACCATAAAAACTTCCGTTATTTCTGAATGGGAAGATATGACTGAGCGTCAATAACAATCTTCATGTACTCTAAAAAGCCTTTCGCTTCAGTAGCGGACAGACCGCATTCGGCAATTTCATTTTTTACTTTCTCTACAAGGTCGCTTGCCTTCTGTCCGTTTTTGCGGCGATATAACTGATACATTTTAGAATCATAATCGTATAACCTTTCAGCAACGTAATCATCTGCTAACATTCTTTGTTCACCTCCCCTATTCAATAATTGTAAGATCTTCATCCACCGCAAATGGTTCAGTAACAAATATTCCATCTTCTTTAAAGAGAAGATCAATTTCAACATGTTGCTTATTTGCACACTTCACAACAACTACATTCTCATTTTCTTCTTTGGTATGTGTGAACAAAATATCTGCAATTTCAAAACCTACAAGAGAATGAAAAATTTCTGGATTATCTCCATAAAATTCGTAGCTTTTAATATCTTTCACTGTTTTACCCTCATTTTCTTTCTGAATTAATATCATAATTGCAATCGCGAATCTGCATTTTTGTATTTGTACACGGTTGCCATCCCTTGATGTACTTCACAGCTTCCTCATATCTTAATTTTGGAATGTTGTTTCTTGCGTTTACACCGAAATAAGATTTCACATCTCGATTACATTCTGCGAATACTTTCTTTCCGATTTCTGAATAGGCATTGGAATTCTTTCCGCCTAGCACTTCAATAACCACTATTGAAACCAAATCCCCAAGATATTTTTGCTGACCATAGTCAATTGTCATTGTGTTTTCAAGTTTTTCGATTCTTTCCTCATGGTCTGCTGTACCCTGGGCGAGAAGTTGAATTTGTTCGGCAACTGTTAATGGTTTTCGAGATCCTTTATCAAAATATTCATCTACCAATCTGTCATATACTTCCCACGCTTTATCGGTGTTCAGAGACTTAGCGTGGAGAAATGCTCCTTTTTCTGTCCAGAGGTAGAGTTTATTGATTCTTGACGATTCATCAAAATGATGATTCGTTTTAAATATCTTCAATTCTTCACCTTCAAGACAAATAAAATGCTTTCCTTCGATATATCTCTCTTTATTTCTATTGAAATTATTTGAGATAACTTTTACGTCAGCTTCATATGCTTCCGCAATCTGCTGTGTTGTAAGAACCCGAACATTCTTATATTCTGTTACTGTTAATTCGTTCATTATTCTCCTTTCTGTGATATAATCTCCTTTAGGAATGTGCAATCTCTTTTACATAGAGCACATCTACTGGATTAAATTTCAAGCAATATTGTTTTCCATCGTCATCCCATTCCAAACGTATCAGTTGATCTCTAATGTCTGGTTTCACAATATCATCCTGGAACACGCACGGAATTTCGATTGTTTCCCCATTTTTAAATTTGATAATTGTCATCTTCCCGCCTCCTTATGAGCTTTCCTCTCAAACCGCTTCCAGATAAGCCAAATCTTTAACTGTCTCCAATCTCTTCTTGCAGTCTTTGTAGATTTCCTTATAATGTTTTCCTTGCATGATTCCGAGATCAATTTCATGTAAGATAATATTTTCCATCAAGGACAGGTTGTTGAGTTGCATTACCGTAGCTTCATCTCTCTTATTAATTCCCGCCATCTTGTTTGCTAATTTGGAATATGTCATGTAAAGCATTTCTGCATGACTGCTTCCCTGTACTTTGGCGTATTCAACAAGTTTCTGAATGGTATCTGTTTCTGCCTTTCTGGTAAGTTTCCCGGCTTTTCTAGTTTCAACCCAAACTTGAGTTGATTTCTCACGGATGAAATTCTCCATCTGGTTAAAAGCTTTTATGTATTGCCATTTCCATTCATTCGCTTTCTTGCCAGTAAATCCCATTACTAAGAATGTAAATCCGTCCCGATTTATAAAATACATAGGGCGTTCCTCACCTTTTGTATCTTTATACTTTCTTTCTTTGAAGCAACGAACGCAATTTTGCGTTGAGTCATTTTTGATAATATTTTTAATGGCTCTAATCACATCTGCATGTCTTTTCCCAAATTTCTCAGCTACCTGTAAACTATCGCATACAGCTTCTTCATTACGAAGATAAACTAAATCGTCTATGATTTTACTCCTTTCTTGTGTTATACTCTCTATAAGAGGGGAGGTGATGATTATTGGTATTTAATGGTTTCTGCGATAAGCAGAACAAAAATTATTCCATTGAAGCTTCTCTCATTAATACTGGATCATTGGATGATTTGACGCCTAATTACACAATAGGTCGAATTAAGTGTAATTATGCAAGCAAAACTGGATGTTGTTCAAATCCGAAACAATGTTCCATTTTAAAAGCTTCAAAATAATTCTGTTTGGCTCTCTGAAATATGAGAGCCTATTCTGCTTGAAATTTCAGCATCCTTGGTGAGCCTTTAAACTTGATTCCCTCAATTTCCCCGATACCTTTCTGGTTCACCTGCAACATCTGCAAGTCCGTGGATAAATTTAAAGCATTCAGATCAATGGAAAGAATAGGAACGCAATCACCAATTCCCTGTTTTAATTCAAAACTTCTTACTCCCTCAAGTTTATGACCGTCAATCAGAATTTCGGTATAAATTCCTTTTTCTCCTTCTACCTGTCTGATTTCAACTTTTGATGTTTTCATCGTCCCTCCATTAAGAACTCTCTCTTTTACTTGAATCAGCAATTTCCTTATCTCGCAATGCTGACAGATAAACGATTGCCATGTTCTTGTTTTCTTCTGATAATGTAGCAAAAATATCAGCAATACGCTTTCCGTCCTCTACATCGTTTCTTTCAAACATTTTCATATATTCACTTCCTTTCTTTTTGTACTTTGTACAATCATAATATATCACTAAGTACATTCTATGTCAAGCATAAATTTGTACTTTGTACATTTTTATATTGATTTTAACTTTCTTTTGGTGTACAATAAGGATGTGAAAAGGAGGTGATTCTAATTGAAAGAACGTTTAAAAGAATTACGAAAAATATTAGGTTTTAAAACTCAAAAGGATTTTTCGGATGATTTAGGAATACCATTTTCTAACGTATCAAGTTATGAAGCTGGCAGGCGTACTCCATCAGATGGAGTAATCGCACTTATTTGTCAAAAATATGGGGTTGATGAAAAATGGCTTCGTACTGGTGAAGGAGATCCGCAAAAAAAAGAAGATATAGAATTCAGTAATATATGCGCTTCTATATCTACTGACGATATAAAAGCGAAAGAGGCAATAATGAAATATTATCAGCTTTCCAGAGAGGATAAAGAACTTTTTTGGAAATTTATGGAACGTTTTGTAAAATAAAATGAGGCAGGAGATTAACTCTCCTGCCCTTTTTCCTTTTGATATAATTTTTTCGCAAACGCATGAATCATCGCAATAAAAGTTATGTTGTGCATTTTTTCAATAATCTCAATAATTTCTTTCTTGTAATCCACGTAAATCCCTCCCAATATTCCAAACATTTGTTCCTGCTTATTAAATTATATCATGTTTTCATAACTATATACTGGAATGGAATCATCTCCGCTTAAATCCTTTCTGGCAAGTTGCTTTTCCTCGATATTATTGCAAATTATGATTTTTTCAGTATAGATATTGTGATTTTGGTACTTTTCATTCGTTATATATGTAGATAGAAATAAAGGGGCTGGATGCTTGTCAGCGAGGGATTTATAGCGCTCATGGACAACCTGTTTTACCTCTGCTTTTGCAATTGCGATAGTTTTACCCCTCCCAAAGATAATACTACGCTCCGGGCAGAAGTAAACATATTGAATCAAGAGCACATGCACGAATATCAGTATAAACACAATTATGATTTTTTTATGTTTCTCCATGAATCCACCCCCTTTACACTATCATCTTAATGTATTACAATAACATTGTATCAAAAAATATACAATTACACAGGAAATGGCGAAATCAGCACATGCAGCGACGAATTTCGCACAAAAAGGGATGATTTTTTTGAGGATTGCAATATGTGATGACAACGAATTACAAATTGAGATTTTTAAAACCAGAATGGACGGTTTTCTTCGTAGAAATGGGGACAGTGGATGCACGATTACGGCATATACCACCGGGAAACCTCTTATTGATGATGTAAATGACGGCGTATGGTACGACATAATTGTGCTGGATATTATGTTGAAAGATGAAAATGGAATTGATGTTGCCCGGCATCTTAGAAAGAATGGATATGTAGGTAATATCACCTTTTGGACAGCCCACAAGGAATATGTGTTTGATGCTCTGGATATCCTTCCTGTTCACTATATCATAAAAGGCTCGGAAGATGGAAGAATGTATGGTGTAGTCAACAGGGAACTGGAAAATATCCATGATAAAACGCTGACTGTAAAGAACAAGGATTATTTCCACAGGGTTGGTTTCTGCCATATTGAATATATTGAAAGTCGCAATAAATACATCACTATCCATTGTACCTGTGGTATCACTCATATGCAGAGAGGGAAACTTTCGGACGTTGAAAAGCAACTGGACAGACGGTTTTTACGCTGCCACCAAAGTTACATTGTCAACATGGATGAAGTCTGGGAACTTCGTGCTGATTTCAGAATGATATCTGGAGATGTGGTTCCGATTAGGAGAAAAGACCTTTCGGCGATCAGAAAACTTTATGAAGGTTATATTGCATTTAAGTAGCTCCCGGGAAAACCCCGGGAGTGTTTTTGTTATTTAAGAAGTTTGTTTACTGCATTCTGCACTTCTGTGTAATTGTAGCCAGCAGCTTCCAGGCGGTCTCGTCTATCCTGTCCATTCCCCCACTCGCCGTTAATGACCTCTTTTGCAACCTGGGCTACACTTTTCTTTGCTGTTACGGAATACACCGCTTTCCCGTTCCAATCAAAAACAGAATAACCGGCTTTGCAAGCCTTCTTTGCATTTTTGAGTGACTTGTACGCCCCGATCTGGCTCTTAGAATCCTTCCAGGTCTTGCGGACACGGTAATACTTGTCAACCTTTGCTGTCGGCTTTGTGGTTGGAACTGTCACGGTTTCACTGGAAATAAGCTTCTTAAATCTATTCCAGTCTCCCTTTCCACGGATAACGGAAGGGCAATTCTTAGCGCACACATCGTAGTGCTGAACAACTCGGCTTGCTTGGATTCCGTATTTCTTCATAAGCTGCTTGCACACATCAACGGTATTTTGGAATGCTTTTTCGTAGTTATAGCCGGCATTCATGCACATTTCAATTCCAATAGAGTTGTGATTGTTTACAATTCCAAACAGTTTGCCGCCGTAATTTACCCCAACGTGCCAAGCTCCACGATTGTACGGCAAGGCTTGGTATGCTGACTTATCGTCAACGAATACATGGGCTGAATAGCCATGAAAATTGCCATTATGCTGTGCTGTGGCGTGTGCCTTGGCATCTGCTGTAGCTGCGGTATTATCCGTATTGTGGATGACAATATACAGAGGTGTCTGTCCGGCGTAGCTGTTATTATTGCTGATTAATGAGGTATTGATATTCATGTATGGTCTCCTTTCATTGTTGAGGTTAAAAAAAGTGCATAATAAAGAGCACCCCATTTGGAGTGCTCTTTAGCATAAACTCTTTATACAATATATCTCTTATGATTAAATTTCACAGAATCGTGGCTGATTTTAGCATAAATCATTGTGGTATCAAGCTTTTCATGCCCTAATATTTCTTTTACTTCTGCAACGCTCATTCCTCTATTTAAGGCATCTGTCGCCATCGTGTGTCTAAGCAAGTGCGGAAACAGGCTTCTTTCTATTCCAGATCGCTTTTGAATAGCCTTTATTCTCGCATATATTGATTCTTTGTGCATTTCATTATAAGGCTTTCGGAATATCACAAATACAGAATCCGATATTGATTCTTTTGGGCGTTCTAATTCAAAGTATTTTTTTAACATATATTCCGCTTTTGCGTTCAGATAAGATGTTCGGTGCTTACTTCCTTTTCCGAACAAATAAACCTCTTTGGAAGTGAAATCAATATCACTAATTTTTAAATTTACCATTTCGGATAAGCGGCATCCTGTACTGTAGAAAAGCTCAATCATCGCTTTATCTCTGTAATTTTCGCAAGCATCACGCACTATTTCAAGCTCCATGTTGCTAAGTGGCTCTCTTGGCTTTTCCTCAAATTTAATGGGTTTAATGCTTGCACATGGATTGTTTGGAATATATCCCTCTTTCCAACACCAATCCATAAAGGTGTTTATAACAAGCCGTTTTCCATCCAGTGTTCGATTGCTGATACCTGTTCGTTTCTGAGTTTCGTACAGATAAATCCGTATATCATTTGTTGTAACCTGTTCGAATGGTCGGTTAATGTGTTCAAAAAAATCTGTGAGATAAAAATTGTATGTTTTCATGGATTCTGGAGACATGCCCTCAATCTTTTTTGCCACCATGTAAACCCTGTAGCAATCTGGGATATTGCTTTGATATGGAACCACATGCGTTTCTCTCTGATTGATATCATAGTTAGATGCAAACACTTGCAATTCCTGTAATACTGTCCTAAGTGCTTCGTCTGAAATCTTCCCATCCAGCTTACTTACAAATTCATTTGCAAAGTTTTCCATAAAAAATACCCTCCTTTTGGGTTCACAAAGGGAGAGTACTGTGCTATAATAATACTGTACCCTTTGTGGTGCTTGGAGCTGAGTTTTTTGATTGGTAGTCGGGAACTCAGCTCCCTTTTTGTTGTTCCGATTTTGATATGCTGATTATAGCATATTCATTTTATGTTTGGTAGTGTTTTGTTATTTTTTTCTTGTTTCTCCAATAAACTCTATAGTGAAATGTTGAACAAGAAACTATAATTCGTTTTTATAAAACTATAGAATAATTGTTTTATGCCTTTATAGTCCATATAAGATCATTATCTTTCATCATTTGTATGCCATTCATTCCATCCGTATAAAATCCAATGGTTGTTCGTTTTCCATCAGTTGTATAAAAATCCAGGTATGCATTATCTATACCAGAGGAGCCCGAACGGAAAACAACTCTACTTATATTTCCGTTAAAATTTGTTTCGGATGTCTTGCTATTTAGTACATTTATCGCCCCGATGATTGTCTTATTATTTGTCTCCAATTTCGAGATCACAGCCGTTGACATTTTATCAACGACATAATCCCAAAATTTACTCATTAGTCCGCGCTTGTTCGCTTTCCCGGTTGCGTCATACAGCATTACTTCGTCATTATCCGCTAACGTCTCTTTTGTTGTGTATTCCGACCATTTTGGCATGTTGTTGCCCTCCTTTAATTCAACTGATTTTTATTGATATAGTCTTCAATCGCCTTAATGTTTGCTGAAAGCCCATCGTCAAAAATTAGAAAATTTCCTTTCTCATTCTGGCTCAAAACCTTTCCGCTTTCGGTATCAATCGTTGAGTAGGTAAAGGCGATTCTATCACCCTCTCCTGTTGACAGTTTCATAAATGATGTAAGCTTTTTAATCACGCTCATAATAATTCTCCTTCCATTTCTTGTATGGTTTTTTCGCGTTCTGCGAACATTACATTTTCAATGTTGACTGTCTCAAAATTCACTTCTCGGTCTTCTTTTCCGGCATTGAAACGGATATACTCTTTGTTCTTCTGTTTAGCTTTCAGCTCCCATGCAAACCGAAGTCCAGGTGTTCCTTTTACAACAAAATAGGTATCTGCTTTTTCAGATACCCAAGACTGCCCCTCTCCTTCATTTTGAAGGAACACATAGTATTCAATTGCTGTTTCTGTTGATTCCTGGAATATATCATCAATTGAGATGATTGCTATTCCGTCTTTCCCAATCACTCCTCCACCAAAATCTCCCAAAGCCGGGGTTGGAGTCTCGTAGCAGTAAAATAGCTGTTCTCCATAGTTTTCAGTGTCAGCTATTATGGATTTTGTTCCAGAAACCTTAAAATCGCCAAAAATACTAACATCTGAATTGAATTGTGTTCTTCCCAGATAATGTTTTGAACCGTCTGTAAAGCCACTTTCTGTTGTTGTATTATGTGGTGTTAAATTTAATGAGTTAGCGTAAGAGGATGCAATACCACTTGCGCTGTATTTAATAAATTGTCCTTGTGCATCCATAGCAAGAATTGATGGAGCGTTATATTCATTTCCTACGGAAATCTGTAGGGTTCCATTTTTTTTATTATAAATTCTGTTGTTTTGAATCGTAAATCCGCCTATAGTGGCTCCAATTGCCGCAAGCTCATTCAAGGACATTTTTTCAGCCGTGACCGCCTTAGCATCTAATTTTTCTGTGGTAATAGAACCAGCTGCTAGAGCATTAGCGGCTATGCTCAACGCTTTAATAAATTGTCCATTTACATAAATGTTTCCGTTTTCGTCTAAATAAATTCCCTGTGCCTTGCCACCATTGGTAAGCTTGCTGAAAATATCGACTTGTGTCTGTCCATCGACAGCTGATTTTGCTGAGCTATTAGCAATCTCATCGACCGTCTTTCCTTGTAGCGAAAAAGTCTTTGGAGCTAGAATAACATTTCCGTTGCTGTCGATTTCTAAAGTCACATTATTGTCGTCATCAATAACTTTCAGTCCTCGACCATTGATTCTCTCACCAGCAAGCAGTCCAGCCAGAATATATTTTGCATTAATGTATACTTTTCCATCTTTGATATAGATTCCCTGTTCAGTGCCGCCTTTTGTGAGTTTATTGAACACTTCATCCTGTCCAAGACTGGTATCATACTTATCAATTGCATTTTTAATATCGTCTTTGTCTGCATACTTGAAATCAATCCAATCGGATGCGTCAAACGCTCCGCCAACACGATTTACAGTGGATGTTTTGAGGGAAGCCTTTCCTTCACTATTGGTTGTCACCCACAAGTCACCTTCGTAATATGGCGGTTTTGGCTGAACCATATAGACAGATGACTTCCCATCTATCTTGTCTAACAGCTCATTTGGTATGGATTGTGGTTGCCAAATACCGGATTTGTAAATCCATTGAGTGTTATCAGAAGTATTGTGCCAAAGGTCACCTTCATGCTCTGCTTTCTCTGATTCCCATACCAAGATAATTTCATTCCCGGATTCATCCAGAATCTTGTTTCCGTCAATATCGCACCATGGTTGTTCCTCTGTTTTTGTCCATTTAAGAGAAGGGTCGTTTGGCTGATACCAAGTTTCAATTTTTCCATCAATCTGTGTTTTTAAAGAATTAAGAGAATCTTTAAAAACGCCATTGATAAATAAATCTAAAGAACTATCATCTGTGTATTTTGAAGCCTTTTCCCAATCTGAAGCAGAATAAGAACCGCTTGCTCTGGCAACTTTACATCTCATCAAATCACCATTAGAGCCTTGTGTCCATAAGTCTCCAATGTCATAAGGTGGCTCTGGCTGAACTACGAATACTCTGCGCTTATGATCTGCCGTATCTTGCGCTTTTTCTGCGGCGGCAAGTGCTAACGTGATATCGGTATCTTGTACCAATTGCCATTTCCAAGTTGCCCCATCTTGCATAAAACGGTACGCATATCCCCTGGATTTCCAGTAAAATAGGTCGCCCTCATGTTTCTTTCGTTCTTCGTTGGTAGTCCACTCGGAAGCCGGGATATTCTGCAAGGTCGGTTCATAGTCATAAAAAAAAGTCTCAATCTGTCCGTCGATTTGAGACTGCAAATTATTGATATCAGTTGTGTATGTATTGCTTATAAAATTATTTACTTCTGTTTCTGCTTTTTCCTTTGCAATCGCATTAACATCTTTTCCCTTGATTTGTATAGAATCTGCATTGATAATAACCCTTCCTGTTGTTACATCAACCAGGAAAGTTGTATTTCCATCTTTGTCAATTGCTTTAATAGTTCCTGTATTAATCCAGTCAGCATTAACGCCTGTAGCCGTAAGGATTCTGGCAATCACATCACCATCAACAGTCATGCCGCCATTCCAATGTTGTCCACCATCTGTAGAAACAGCCCACGCTTCCGCAGTCATTTTCCATATAATGTCAGAATCGGATAACTGCGGCTTATTATGAAGATAATAGATGTTGCTTCCGTCCGGCTGTGTTTCCACAGTAGTATATGTACCGGAAGATTCAGACAATCTTTGAGACAATTCTTCAATTGCCTTTTCTCTTGCGGTGCGTTCATCTTTTAAGTTTTTTTTGCTTTCGGCTTGCACCTGTTGGCTTAGTGTATACTGCTTTTGCTTATTCCTAGATACGCTTTTAGCACTGCACTCAAGTTGCTCAAATGCGCCCGGATTCAAAGTAACAGAAGTTAGGTAGCTCTTATACTGTTTTCCGTTTCTATCGGAAATCGCAATGGTGTCACCAGCTTCCCATGCAATATTTGTTAAAGCGCCAGTAGAAAACGGTCTGAATTTCATTCCAACACATCTGTCTGAAATAATCTTGCAGATTGCTTCTCCTGTTCCCTCTTGAATTAGCTTATTATCACTTATTTCGATAACGTATCCAGATTTCCCAGACTGATATGTTTTCGCTTCATTTTGAGAAGAATTTTCAACGTATTCTGTAACTTTTATACCTGTTATTTCAAGATCATACAGCCACGGAGTAAATCCGTTTGTTTGAATTGCTGTAATCCCAGTCTGCATGATAGTAATGATTTGTTCACCAGTGGTATCTAATATGTCGTTACCTTCTACATCTTTCCATGGAGTTTCCACCAAATCATAAAAATTATCCGGGACTTCACGTTCGTACCATCCAAAGCATAAGCGACCATATTCGTCACATTTCGCCCACTGGCAGCCCATCTGTGCTACCCATGCAATTACCTGTCTGAAAGTAATGCTGCTATCATCTGGTCGATTCTGAATCACAAAATCATCATTATCAAACCTTGTAGATTGAAGTGTTACTCCGCACACCTCGCAAGCATTCTGGATGATCTGTAATCTTGATGCCGGGTATGTCAGTTTACTATCAGAATAATCACGATCAAATAATCGCATGGAATCTTCACAAGTTAGGCTGATAATAGCTGTGTTCTGGTATGGGGCATCTGTTACTGTCATAGTACAGATGCGGATTTTCTCAATACCAGTAGATAATTCAAGTCCAATATAGCAAACAACTCTTGCTCCGTCCCAGATGTAATCTGTGTACTTTCCAGAAAAGTTGTTGATTTGCAAAGTCAGTTTATTTACGATAGCTGCGCCGATATCAAACGAACCGCTTTGCGATACTGCATCCTCAAATTTAAAACCATTAGACCATAAATCTTTGTCGGTAATGGATAATGTGCTTCCGTCCGTAAAGGTAAAATCTGCATATTTCAGATAGTTACGGTTCCCACTATTCTGTTGTTCTTTAAATTCCGTTGATAAATTTCGCATATCTTACCTCTCGATAAAATCAAATTTAAGTCCTTCCATGCGCTCATTTCCTATCCACCAGCATTTAAAGGGTGATTCCCTGTCCCCAACATAAAATGTTCTGGTTTCGTGTTTATTTGCAGATAGCAAGTCTGGATATGTGACCTGTATGTACTCTGGATTTACTGCCTGTATAATTTTGCAAGCAGTGTCCCAGTCTGGGCCATTCCAACCTACAGACAGCTTTCGTTTCTGTCCAACTCTGTTTTTGTGCATGGTCGTATCATCTGTTCTGCCGGATTCTGATGCCGATATATCCTGTAATCCCCATGTAAAAGAAGAAGGACAGGGCATTGCTACCCCATCCACTTTTAAAAATGCTTCTGCCATATATTCACCTACCTTAGCACTCTGATTTCAAATTGGAGTGCTCTCAAGCAATCATTTTTGTTGCTTCGTTTTGAATAAATTCTTTAATTTGCTGATATCCCCATCCACAATTGATAAGACTGCTTACAAGCATTTCCATATTTTGTACTTTTGCTAAATCATCACCTGTGAAAAAATCTCTAAGATTTTCTTTTGCTTTTACCCCATAATCGCTTTCAAGCTCTTTTGCTGTTTTTCCGAATAAATTGCGATAAATTAAATTTGTGTAATTTGGATAAGCAAATCTTTTATTCTGGCTTTCCGTTATTTTCATCTTAATTGTATCTGTTAGGATATGTCGAATAACAACACCCTTGTCACGCTCGATTTGCCATTGCTGACGTTCTGTATATAAGCGTTTTAATTCGCTTTCCATCTGGTTAAAGGCTTCAATATACTTGATTTTCCATTGTAGGGCTTTTTCGCCAGTAAATCCCATTACAAGCAAAGAAAAGCCATCTCTATCCATTTCGTACATTGGATATTCTTTTCCACGATTCTTATATGTTGTAAGCTGAAAAAATTTGGCGGCTGAATTATCAGCCACGAGATTTTCTATTGATTTCAGAACATTCTTATGTTCTTTCTCAAAAACCTCAGCAACTTTCAGACTTGTTGTAATAAGTTTCTCTTCATATCTTTTCCCAACGATTTCTACCAGCATAAATTCATATCTCCTTTATGATTTATTTTTTGGCAACAAAAAAGCGCCTACCCCGAAAGGTAAACGCTTTAAAAATTGCTTATTATGATTTTATAGTATAACATACGGTGAAAGTATCATTCAGTATACTTCGGTATCATTTAAAATTCTTTTCTTTCTCAAAAAGAGTGTGTGCAAATGCATGAATCATTGCAATAAAAGTTATATTGTGCATTTTTTCAACCATCTCAATAAGTTCCTCTTTATAATTCATTCCACAATTCCTCCTAACACTCTAATCAACTTCTGTTTGCGGTTATACTTCAAAATCTCGGAAATCTGCCCCATCATATCATCCATTGTCATGTTGCTCTTCATGCTGTTGCAGCGCTTACACGCCAGTTGCAGATTCTTAATATCATTGGTGCCGCCCCGGGACAACGGCATAATGTGGTCGATTGTCATTTTCTTGAATTTGACAGGCTTACCACATATCGCACATTTTCCGTTGCACTTGGCGTACACGCTCTTTTTCTGAAAGTCATTGAACTGGATTCTGTTTGCCATACGATCACGCTTTCTGCTCCATAGATTCAAGAGCCTTAAATTTCTGTCTTGCTTTATTGGCATAATCGCATAAAATCAACAATTTCATTGTCATAAATTGCTTGTTATATGCAAACTGCCATTTTTTCAGTTCGTCCATTTTTTCTGTGCTATTAAATCCGTACTGTTCCATGAAATCGTCCAAAAGAAACTTGATTTTATCAATAGTGTCCTCTACTTCGAACATTGTGTTTTCTCTATCCATATTTTCTGTCATTTTATTTTCCTCCTGTGTATCCCTGTAAAAATCTAATTATGCGATTTCTACTCTGTATGCAATCATCATTTCTTTAATCACGCTAACGTAAATATCTTTCAGCCGCTTATTCTGCATAATCACGGACAGTTTGTTAATCTGGTTGGTCTGTGCCTTGGTGCATCCTCTTTCCTCGGCTCTGGAAATCGCATTTCTAAGTTGCTGATCCAATCGGCAACCAGCTCTGTCTGATAATCTGCGGTAGCTTTCGTTTCTGGCGGCGGCATATTTATTCCCGAATGAGTAAGAGAAATCATCGCTCTCGGCAATCTTTGAAATACATCTGTTTACCCACTTCTCTGTGCCAACATCGGAATCTGTCCCCTTGAAAGTATCAATGATGGTTTTCATGTTCTTCTCTTGTTGGTCGGCACGTTCCGCAAGTTTTTTCTGTTCCAGTTCGGTCTTGGCTACCTGTTGGAAAATCTGATTGAACATTTGCAGTTCGGGGGACAATTTAGAATAATCAATTACTTGTTGTTTTACCTTTTCTTCAAGTCTAGTAAAATATTCTCTAGCTTCTTCTGCTTTTTCGCTATTACCTTTTACCGATAACTTCTTTGCAAAATGAGCAGTAATTTTGTAGTCCTTAGTAGCCTGCCCTCCCCATTCGTCATTAATGACGAATGCCCAATAATCAACGTTTTCCTCTGCAAATTCATTTCCTGTAATGTTGCTCTTGCACCATCTTGAATAATTGCTAGAATCCAATTCTAAAAAGGCATATAACTTTCTGGCAGTAGTCATACCCTCTTCATCAATACCAAGTGCAATCTCGATAGGTGTCTGGTTAGCTGTGTTAATTGTGATTTCGTTCATATAGAAAATCCTCCTGTTGTTAAAAAATCTATTTGCAAACAGGGGATATACAGTGTTATAATTTGTATATCCCCTGTAGGGGGTGTTGTATAAGGGACTGTTTCTTTCCTAGGGAGCCAGTTCCTTATTTTTCGCCTATTTCATCTTCTATTAGACCGATTCCTTTCATAATGGTGTCCGTTCTTGAAATTCCAAGTTCTTCTGCACATTTGTCTATGCGTCCTTTTTCTTCTTTTGTAAGACGAATATTGAGCTTTTCCTTTCTTGATTCACCATTTACAGGTGGCCTACCTGTTCTTGGGGACATTTTGTTCACCTCCTTATTTTGTCCTTGCATAATTCATTATAATTTATGGGCGTACAAAAGTCAAGAGTATTTTTCATTTTTTGTGAAAAAACAGCTCCATAAATTTGTGGAACAGCTATTAACCGTCTTGAAATTCACGACAGTTTTTTTACTGACGATTCGTCATTTTGATGAATCGTTATTTTTTTCAAATTTCCTATTCCACTATCCGTTTTGGAATGGTAAAATATGTGTATCACATTAAAGAGGGGGATTTTACATGAAAAGAAAATTTTTTATGATTTTGGCTTTAACATCCATTTTTTCAAGTGTTACGCCTGTGTTCGCTAAAACAGATAAAGAAATTCTTTTTAGGGATATTCCATGGGGAACTTCTTTCTCAGATACAAAGGATTTGTTTCCAGATCAGTGTCTTTATGGCATACAATTAGATGGGATAAATGCAATGAGTACAAAAGAAATATTAACTGGTATGTCTGACGATTCCAATGTTTATGATGGTAAAATTTGCCTTTATGCTCAGCCATTAGATATAGCAGATGTAGATGTAGCTGGATATTCTACTCCTTACTTGAATTTTTACTATTCTTATAGCATTAATGAAAATAAAATAGATTTTGATGATAGTAACACTTTGCTATATGGTGCACAATATGAATTTGAACCGCAAGATATAGACTCTATGTATTCTGATTTACTTGAAAAACTTTCATCTGTCTATGGTAATCCTGATAAAACAGAGAGCGATACTACTCAATGGGGAATAAAAAATATTTATACATGGTGGTATGGTGCTAACAATACTTCTTTAGTTCTTCGGGCATCTGATTTATCAGATTATGATGATGATTTAGAAAATAACAAAATATATATTTCTTATGCCTGGCAAAAAGGAGATGAATTATTAAAAACTGCCGATGATACATTATCTCAAATGCAAATGGATAGTGAATCTGAAGTTTATGGAAATGGCATAACAAACGGATTATAAATGGCTAGGGATTTCTCCCTAGCCTAAGTTTTTCATTATTTGTACGCATATGATTTATTCACATATACTTCATATTTGTCTGGAATTATCGGATTATATTCTGAATCTACAGGAAATCTTGATTCTACATAATCAATATCCCCCTTATTTTGAACATTTGCAAATGGATTATCGTCGCAAGCTATGATTTTACCATTTTTATAATAAACCACGGCAAGTCTGGCTCCTTCATTCTTTTTTCCATTATTTTTTACTGTCAAAACAACGCCATCTTGTCCCAAATTTGACGTGTAAGAAATATTATTTGCATTGAAATCTAATCCATATGATTTTTCTATTTTTAAGTTTACTTTAATAGAGTTCCATTGATTTCCTTGGTTCCACATCAATGTAGCATACTTTCTTCCAGGTTCAATAACACAAGTATCGTATTGATTTCGCACAGCAACCATCTGACCGTTTAAATAAAATGCACAGCTAATATCAACATCAACCGCATAATTATAGTGGTTTTCAAGTATTACAACAGCTCCATCACTTACAGATTCTGCATGATATGTAACGACGTTCTTTTTGGTGCTAGCATTCGTATTTCCGCTAAATCCACCATTAGAAGCCTTTTTCACAGTAACCTTACAGGTGAATTTCTTTCCAAGAATGGTTGCTGTAATATTGGCGGTTCCTGCCTTTTTCGCAGTAATTTTTCCATTTTTTACGGTCGCAACACTTTTCTTTGAGGATTTCCATTTTACAGTCTGCTTAGTTCCTTTTACTTTTATGGTACTTGTCTTTCCAACTTTTAAAGCAAGGCTTTTCTTGCTAAGTTTTGGAGATTCCACAGTTACTTTGCAACTATACTTCTTTTTGCCCACTTTCGCAGTGATTGTAGCAGAACCCGATTTCTTGGCTATTACTTTCCCAGAACCGCTTACCGTTGCCACAGTTTTCTTGCTGGAAGTCCATTTTGTCTTTCCCTTTGTTCCAGACAATTTCAGCTGTAGAGTTTGTCCAGTAAGTAACGTTGCCTTACTCTTGCTGATTTTGCCAGCCGCCGATACTGGAACTGCCATACAGACAATCAATAGCATGACTGCCAAAACTGATAGTAACTTTTTCGATTTCTTCATACATATGTACCTCCCAATAATTGATACCCATATTTTACCACCTTGGGACGTATTCTGGAAGTCCTATTTCGCTTTTCTATCAATTTCCGCAGTTACGGCAATCAAAAGAGCTTCGGCAAATTTCGCGCCAACTGAATCGGAGTATTTATCGTGAATCCGGCTTGCTTCCATGGTGAGATTTTCCCACTGTGGAATATCATCCTTTGAGATAAAAGCGTACTTCTTGTGAAGATTCCATATATCTTGCCAGATGGAAAAGTAAGTCTGCTTGAAATTCATTAATACCACTTCTCCCCGAAGTTATCTTTTGCCGTAGCATACTTGTAAAAGCTTACCTCAACCCTATTCTGTCGTAATTTATCGAAACGGTCTGAATATTCTGTTGGAAGTTCTGTTCCTATTTGGCTCATATGTTTTAATTCTCCACAATTAGTTAGATTTCTTTGTTCAAATTTCAATTTTCTTAGCTTGTACCTATATTTTATCTGGTGAGAGGTTTTGAAACGGATTTGCTTATTTTATCATGTCAATTAATTACCCTCATATGTCTCATAATCAATCGTTCCCAGATCACCGTACACATCTGGATAATAAATTCCAACCCAGAAGTTATCCTCCATTGCTTTGTAGTAAGTTACTTTTACATTCCATCTCTGTACCTCGTCAATAATTTCTTTGTTGAGAAGTCCGAATTGATCTCGGCAAGCTTCACTTTCCAGTTTGTAAGTCAATGCTTTGTATTTCTCGGCATTTGCCTGTCTGGTGGCGGTAATATTGGTTTGAGTAAGTAGTAAAATCAATCCAGCTACCAGGAACCATATTGCACTGATAAAGGAAATTACCACGTCAAAAGACAATATAAATACACTCACATTTGAACGCTCATATTCGCAGCTTAAAGATTCGCCTATTCTATTTGTAATCAGAATAACAACGCCGACCGCAAAAATGATTACTGATAGCCAAAATATCATAGCATGTCCTCCCTGTCCCATTCTGCGTCAGATTTATCTGACATAATAATATCGTTAGATATTATTCAAAATATAATTCTTTCTCTTTTTCTTAATCTAAATCTATATCTTAATCTAATTCTATTTCTATTTCTTATTCTATACCGTTACTGTAACGTTACTGTAATGTTACAGTTTTTACACAGCAAAACATTAAGGTCGAAAATCATGCTTTTTTCTTTCCTCGCTTTCATATTCTGCAATTTTCTCGTCACAAATAGTACCACCACTTGTAAACATAGCTTCTGGCATTTGCTCCTTCCAACCATATTCTTTACTCAATTTAAGCATTGAAAACATATTACAATAGTCTTCTTTTGTAACACAGTTCGCCCAATATTTATTTGACGCATAATGATTTAAAAGCCTTAATCCCTGTTCGGTAGTTAAAACAGGATGAGGCTCATTATATGTTTGATAATATTCTCTATAATATTCTCTTAACAGTTCTGTAAAGCCATTGAGATAAGGAATCAAACTAACTCTATTTTTCGGAGAGTATCTATCTGAAAAGAAATAACCTTTGTTTTCTAAATCAAGCCCATATTTAAGATTTTCTATGCTCTTTTCTCCGTCAATATCAGCGATCCCAACAAAGCATTTATCCATCATATAGTTTTGAGCAAATTTATCTTTATCAAATCTGGGGTGTAGATATGAAACAAATATTTTTAAATACCGTTTACTTTTCTTTTCCGCTGCAAAATCTTCTTCTGTAATCAAATATGTTTCAACATAATATTTTAAAAGTTTCGGATTGAACTCTATTCCTCGTGATGTTAAAACTTTTTTTATATAATTAAAATAATACTTTGACTTATTATCCCCCTTTGAGTGATTAATACACACTCCTGGTATTTTTGAAAATGCCATTACAATTTCATCGTACGAAAATTCTTTACAATATGATTTTACAGATTTTTCCATTGCTTCCATAATTTTATCTGCTGAAAATCTTTTTAACCATATTCCTATTTCCTTACGTCCGTTATCGTTTACATCACACCCTGTCAATTGTTCAAAATATTCCGTTAGCATGTTTACTGCCATATTATCATAATCAAGTAGCTCTTTCTTCCATTCAGCAATCATTTCCAACTGTTCTTTTTTCTCTGCAAGATCTTTTAATGCTTCCTGTTGAAACGATATTGCTTTGGAATCTAAAATTCTAGTTTTGCCCTTCCCTCTATTGCAGTCGCGGCACGAAGTAATTAAATTTGTAATCTCATTATCCCCGCCCTCTGCTACTGGCTCAATATGGTCTACTTCCAAAATTACGTCTGGTGACATTCTTCCACAGTATTGACATGTGAATTTGTCTCTTTTGAATACTTCAAATCTGATTTTCTTGCTAAGTGGTTTTCTTGCCATAGATTGATACCTGCCTTTCGTATAAAAGAGTGCCTTGAACTGTATGTAAATCAGTAGGCAAGTAGCAAGGCATTTCTACCTGTCCCCCGTCGGGTTAGCCCACTGGTTTTACCAAAATTAACGGTTAAAATAAAAAAGAGCCGCCAAGTAAGATAAAAATTCCTCAAAATCGAGAAATATTAATTTCTTCTTAGCGGCTCAAAAATCAAGACCGTGTGTACTTCTTCATTAAAGAAATCATACCACACAATCAGTCAAAAATCAATATGCCGGGGACGGATTGAAACGACTATTCGTTTCATTCTGGGCTTTGGTCACAGCCTTTGCAATCTCGCTTCCGTCCAGAATAATGCTGTTCATGATGTACTGCGGATTCTTATTTCCGCTGTTCATACTCATTGCCATTGCAACTCCCTGGGCTACTGCTTTTGTCATTTCTTCTTTTGTAAGTCCCATGCTTCCGTCAGAACTGGAAACAATGCTGTCTGCGATCTTCTTCATGGTTCGTGGATTTTCCAGAGGAAGGACGGCTTCGGAACCGTTTTCACCGATACCAATTACTTGTGCACCATTGAAAAGACCACCTTTGGCGTACCATTCCACATTTGAATTCCATCTCCATTTGTGAGTATTACCCTCTTGCCAGTTAGTATAATTCATTTGCAGATGTGGCGTTTTTATATCAACAGATTCTATTCCACGTTTAAAATCATTCATCGCATTTAGCCCAACAGAATAGAGTCCCGAAAAATTTCCATTAATAGTTTTTCTGATTGAAGAAAAAACTCTTGCAACAGACGACATATTATTTTCGGCATAAGTAAGCATTTTTCCAGTTTCCGTGTCAACTTTGCCAGAAGCCTTTTCCCAAATCTGGTTTGTATTGATCAGAACGGAAGACCAATAGCTTTGAATGGTTGTCATAACCTTTCCCATTACATCTTTTGTATCGGTGTCCATGGTTCCGAGGGCTGTCGATACAGCACTTGCGGAATTTCCCCAGTTTGTTTTGGAGTTGGTTTCAACATCATCATTCGTGTTCTTTATCTTCGACCAAATGGAAGGCATTGTGCTTTCTGTGCTTTTTTTCATTCCAGCCATTGCCGTGCTTACAGCTGCACTGGCTATTCCAAAACCAGTTTTAGAGTTTGAAGAAATGGATTTCGTAGCTGTTTCCACTGATTTGCTCATTGTTGATGAAGATTTTGGAACATCTTCTGAAAAAGCTTTAATAACTTTTCCTGTGTCAATTCCCATCTCTGCCATTTTATCCATCAAGGCTTGGAATGCGGCTCTGGCTGTTGCACCAGATGATTCTTGTTGCTGAAGGACAGCACTTAATTCATCAAACTGCGTTGGAGTGATTACTGCTTGATTTGAAAGTCTTTCTAATGCAGATTTCGCATTATCAAATTCTGTCCCCATCGTACCGATATATTCATTAATATTACTTACATGAGAATTTGTAGAAGTATCGGATTCTTCCATTGCCTGTTTTAATGCTTGCTTAAATGTATCGGAAGAAATTCCAAGATTTTCAAGTGATGTTTCTACGGTTTGGAGCTGTCCATCAAAATCAAATGCATTGTCTTTCACATTTTTTAAATCACCGCCAAGTCCGATAAGTTTATCACCAGAGATTCCGGTTTGGTCTTCAAGGGTTTTTAATGCTTTTCTAACAACTTCAAAATCGCTGAATGCGTCAGCTGTGGAGTCTTTAAAGTCCATAGCTTTTTTTACCTGCCCAAGCCCTTCCATGACAAATGCAGTCGCACCCAAATTGGTTGCGTATCCCCAAAATCCTTGAAACTGTCCACCGGCTGTTTGTGCGACATCACCGAGATTTTTTATCTTTTCTGCAAGCGTAGTGAACCCACCATTTCCTGCCGATTCTGCCGCATCCCCTAAATCTTTTATTGCTTCTTTTGCTCCACTTGTGCCATCTCCAAGGACATCTGCTAATTTTTCTGCAATCATTTCAGCGTTTTTCTTTTCAGCTATTTTCCCTGCAATGTGTCCCACAAGTGAACCAACAAGAGTTCCAATACCTGTGATATTTGCTATTTTTACTGCAATAAATGCTTTTGTAAGCCATTCTGCAATATGTCCAGCTATCGGGTGCTTTTCCTCTAATCCATCGAATAATCCGTTTAATGCACTGGTAAGGCCAGTTAATAGCAGATCAGCTGCGGTACTAAGGATTTCACCCCATGGCAATTCACCAAGGAATGTTCCAACTCCTTGTCCGAACTCATAGAAAGTGTCTGTAGTGAGAGAATCTTTTAATGCGGTACACAGGTGAGATATAAAATCTCCAAGAGCCTGTCCATTTTCTTTCCAGTTTGTTTCTTTGATGAATTTAGCGATTCCATCTCTTATCTTGGTTGCGAGATCATACCAATTAAATGTTTCTGTAAATGCCTTTAAGCTTTCAAACGCTCCGTTCAGTAAACCAGAAAGCGCATCTGCAATTGTGTTCATGTCTATCTTTTTGATTGCACCATTTAAGGCTTTTCCAATAGCAGTGCCAAGCTTACCCCATCCAGTAATTCCAGCACCATCTTTTTTAGACATATCCTTTACAAAGCCAGAAAGCATTTTCCAAGATGCCATAAAACTGTTCCCAATTAAGTTTCCAAGACCTGTCCAGTCAATTTCATTTATAGCACCTTTTAAAAGTTGAGACAGTTTTGCCCCTATTCCAGAAAAATCTATTCCTCCATCTCCAAGCAACAGGTTTAGAGTATTTACTGCTGTGTTAATTCCAGCTCCAAGCAATCTTCCCATTAAGTCAAAATCTATGCCGCTAACCATGGAATTGAATGCCGTGGTAAATGCATTTACAAATTCGGTTATTTTCGGGCCAACATTATTCCAATTAATAACTTCGTATATTTTTTGCATTCCAACATTTATCATATCTGCAATAGTAAAGCCTAGTCCCTTCCAGTCTTTATTGATAAATGCTTTTCTGATTTTAGCAGCCCATTTATTGATTGGTGTTTCGTCAACAGTCAAAACTTCATCCAGTGAATCTTGTATTCCAGAAAAACTATCTGCTAAATCTCCAAGTCCAGAACCAAGACTTTTAGATGCAGTTCCAGAATTATCGGAATTATCTGTAAGCTGATTTAATTGGTCGAATGGCAATACAGAAAGTGCCTTTTTTAATTTCTTGGCAGATGATGTAGCGTCATCAAGCCCGGAGGAAGCATCGTCGCCAGCTGTTTCTATACCACCTAAGTTAGATACAATATCACTAACTCCGCTCTGCGAGCCTTTTAGTTTCTTTCCCATCAATACATACATGAAGTTACGGAACACATTCGCAGCTTGCATAAGTTTTGACATAAGTGCATTAAGAGCTTGAATAGCAGGAAGAATACCAGCAATCAAACCTTGCCCGATCACTGCGGAAAGTGACTGGAAATTCAGAGTTAGTAAACGAACCTGGTTCGCCCAGGTTCCAGATGTCCTTACGAAATCTCCTTGCACATCTCCTGTGACGGACATTAAATAGTTGTATCGAAGAGCAACTTTTTCAGCTTGAGACATTGCATTATAAGATGTTGTAATTCCCCTTGAAAGAGCATAAGCCTCCATATTTGCAACGGATAAATTAATACCCAATTGTCTTAAAGGCTCAATTTCCCCGGAAATTCCAGAGCGTATTTTCTGAAAAGCAGTATCTGTATCAATGTTGTAAAATGATGCAATATCCCCGGCTAATCCAGCAAGAGAAATTGACATTTTAGAAGCTGCATCTTGCGCAACACCAGATGATTTCATCATTGCCATCATGGTTCCAGAATATTGCTTTGCTGCCAATTCTGATAATCCAAATTGTTCTTTGGCCGTAGAAGCAAATTTGTAGGCTTCATCTGCCATGCTTCCAAAGGAAACATCTACAACATTTTCGATTTCTGTAATATCAGAGCCAAAACCAATTGCACTTTTCCCTAAATTTGCCAGACCACGAATAGCCTTAAAACCGATAGCAGTTTTGAGCAAATTTCCGAGATTAAAAGAAGCAGTTTTAACTCCAGAGCTACTATTCCCGAGATGCTGAAACCATCCAATAATACTTTTTATCCCAGTTCCAATTTTAGAAGAAGTTTTGCTAACAATGTTTCCAAGGTTAGATGTTGCAGATGACAATTTAGAAAACGCACTGGATATAGAATTTGTAGCGGAATTCACTTTACCGCCAGAATTTGCCAACTTTGCTAGTGCTTCCGTCATGCGGATTGTGTTATCACTGATTTTAGGTGCAGTTTTCATCACGTCAAAGAAAGATAATACTTCCTTTGCTAGTGTTCCAAGTTGGCTTGACGTTTGTCCGATTTTATTTCCAGAGCTTGCCAATTGTGCAATAGACTGAACTAACCTATTTACAGGTTCAGATATATCGCCAACGCTCGTAAAGCTCTCTACGATTGATTTAAGATTTCTTCCAAGCCCAGGTAATTCAGCGGATACATTTGCAATATATTCACCGGAATTGGCTAATCTAGCCATTGAATTGACAAAACGATTAACACTGGTAGATACATCTGGAATCTCTGTCAAATTGCTTAATTGATGGATTATTTCTCCAAGTTTTCCAGAATCAAATCCACTAACATCAACCTGGCTAAGCCTGTTGATTGAGTTGATAACTGCATTCAGTCCAGAACCTTTATAATCTACTCCACCCATTGTCTTTATGGAATTTGAGAATTTTCCAATTCCAACAGCAATGCTTGTCATTTTCCCTATATCAAGTTCTTTTAGTTTTCCAAGTTCCCTTACACAACTACGTAATCCGTTTGTATTAACTCCGCCTAATGCGGAATTAACTTCTGTGAGTTTGTTTGAAAGATTAGTCAACGCACGTACTGCTTTTTCTGTACTACTGCTAATCTGTATATCAAGGGTATCTATGGTATTGTCAGCCATTTTATTTATCCCTCCTTTTTTACAAAAAAATAAAGGGCAGACAAGACTTATTCATCCTGCCTGCCCTTTTCATGGTTAAGCTCAAAGTTCGCCTGCATGAGTTGCAAGCTTGCCAAAAGTGCGTTTCTCTGTTTCTTCTTTTCTTCTTCGGAAAGTATACCTTCCTGTTTACGCTTTTCTTCCTCTGCTGATTCGAGCAAAGGTTTCTCCAAATACTCTGCCTTGGATTTTTTTCCCATTAAAGCATTTGCAACAGCTGTGAATGTGGCTGATGTTTCATAAATGCCAGCTTGCCAAAGCTCAGCGTCTTTCCTCTTTTGCCGTATCTTTTCAGCTTCGAGATAAGGTTTTAACTCTGTTGGGGTTGAATCCATAAATTCTTCTTTAGATACACCGATAGAGAGGTATAAAGGAAGAATCTCTTGGTAAACAGCTTCTCGAAAAGTTAATTTTTCTTTTTGTGATCCTGTGGGAGCTTCGTTGCATTCTTCTCCACTGCCTGTGCTTCTGCTACTGCATTCAGCAGACCGGATAAAAAACCATTTTTCTCCAATTCTTTGTCGAGAAGTTGGTATAAATCAAATCCGCTTTTAGGATTTTCCTCAGTTCCTTCATCTTCGTAATCATCCAAAAGGTCACAGACTTTATCAAGAATAGCTTCTTTTTCAGAATCACTTTCATACCCAAACTCTTCCTTGTGCTTCTTTTGAAGTCCAGCGAGAAGCAGTTCCGGGAGAAGAGAAATCATCTTCTGAAGACTTCTCTCTTTTCCATCTGTAATCCCCTGTACCTTGTCCAGCACATCTGTTTTCGTAAGAAGTCCGTATCCAAATACAACCTTATACTCTTTTCCGTGTACATTAAAAGTTACCATTTTATAATCCTCCCGACATGTTTTTTAGTTAAGTGTCATTGCACCTGTGGAATCTGCTACTGCTTTTGCGGTATCTAAAGCCTGCGTAAGTTCGTCAGAAACAACTTTTGTATCAAGGCCTTTATACTCTTGAATAATGAGGGACAGCGGAATTGTTGCTGCTTCATTCTGTCCAATATCAGACAATGGAATATTTTTCCCTGGGTCTGCGATAACAAAGAATGCATCAGCGAGGTCTGGAAATACAACTTCAAACCAAACCCTAAATCCTTTTGGCTTTCCTGTTGCCGCATCAGTCATAAGCTTCTTCAGTGCTGTGATAACATCAGCGTTAAGATTGAAGGTTACATCCCAAGTACCACCAGTATCCTGTCTACCGGACGCATACTGTGTAATGAAGTCTTCAAGAGCTGATACGTCAATCTGCTCTGTATCAAGAGAAATTCCACCGATGGAACTACATCTTTTTAACCATGTGAATGCAGTTGGCTTTGTTCCTTTAGCGGTTTCAACACCGTAATGAAAAGTTACGCCAAGTGTTGTTAAATCTGCCATTTTGATAGGCTCCTTTCTTTAATTCAAGTTTTATGCACATAACCCAGTGCCGGGAGATAGCGGATCACCGCCTTTCTACTCTTCTTTGTCTGTTTTCAGTTCTGGTAATCCTGCTACAGATGTAAGCAGTGATAAAAAGCCGGAAAGTAAAGATGCGGATAAAACCATTTTCCAGTCAACGCTTCCAATTACAGTTGCGGTTCCGATGGTTGCTATTGCTGTTTGTGCGACTGTTTTTACAGCTCTAATTCCTGCTGCTTTCAGCCAAAGTAATTTGTCTGCTTTCATTTGGCGTTCTCCTTTCATATTTTTTGGTAAAAAAATAGAAGCATTTCTGCTCCTAATCTAATAAGGTTCCTGTATATATTCGGCTGTATCGGCTTACAAGCTTTTTGATTCCACTGTCACCAAAAAACATAGGCTCCGGTCCGTATGTGCGGCGGAATCCCATGCTCACCATAGCTTTGTGACTTATCTTGTCCAATTCATACACTCTGGTTAATGCTTTACTCCCAGAGGTGAAGCAATTTACTTGAAATGATGGCATTGTTGCGCACTCATCCCCTTCAAGGTCACCTCTCGTAATTGGATTTCCAAGCATATAAAGCTGTGCATATGCCTTTTTGCCAGAAGCATTTGTTTCGCTTCCGTCCATGGAATAATTGTCTGCGCCGGTAATCTTAGAAACAGCCGCTCCCCATTTTGAAAAAACTTCCAGTACAGGGGATTCTATTGTGTCTGGCATATCTGTCACCTCACAATAAAAAATGCGCACACCTTCATAGTGAACGCATTGCATATCTTGCTACAATTTAACACTGTAATCATAACATAATTGGTTGGTATCATTCAGTATACTTCGGTATCATCTTCAAGAAGAGAACACCTCTTTGGCAATTTTACGGATATTCTGAATAATTTCTACGCTTGCTTTATACATTGGCATTGTGGCTTCTGTACCGTAAGAGCGAACCCATTCGCCGGAATCAGAAATATATACCCAGGAATCGTTTTTTCCTTTTCCTTGTCCGTAAGAACCGATTGTATAACCAAATTCTTCTCCTTTTGGATGTGGGCTAGAACCGGCTGCACCATTGTGGTAAATACCAGCGCCGAATTCAATGAACAAAATGCTTTTGCCTTCGCATATTAAATGGGCTTCTGCATAGTCCCCAAAACTGTTAATTTTGATGTAAGTATTATGGTTCTTATCGGAATCGCCTTGTGCTGCTAAAATATTCTGGTCAATAACTGGAATCCCTAATTCACATAATCTTTTTATGAAGATTTCATTTTTGTTCCTTAAAGATTTTTGATAATTTTTTATTTCATCAATAGCTTTTTGGATTGATTTCTGTGATAAGGTACACTTTATTGTCTTACCCATCTTCGTTTCCCTTCTTAGAAATTCCGTATCTGGCAATATTGCCTTTTTGTGTGTCTAAAATCTTCTTTAGTGTGTAATCTGGCAATACTGTAGGTTCGCCATTTTCGTCCAAAACAAGGCTTCCATCCTCGCTTATTTGTGGGATTCTATCTATCCAAAATATGTCCGCTTCCTGTGGATGAAAATTTCGATTAAAGCTTGTAATATACCTATCATAATCTGGCACTATTCCGGCTGCAATTTCTTCTGGTGTTCCGGCTGTAGATGATACAGAAAAAGAGTATAAAACTGGCTTCTCATAAACTTTAATGCGGTCTAATCCTTTTGTTTTTTCTGATATTCGTGACCAATATACATTTTGCTTTTGACGGACTAATCCTCTCATATTTCCTCTCTTTCTTAAATTTGGTTGCTTAACTAAAGCCCTATTTAGTTAATTATTTAATGCTGATACGTTGTTACCATAGCAATCTTCTGATAGTTCATAAGATGTGTAAGGTTTTTCTTGGTATGTTCCTATTGCACTATCACTTTTACCCAATGTCCCACTCCAAAGCATATTGTTGTAAAAATGTTCCTCCATACCAGTACCTTCTTTTGTAAAAGGGCCAAGTTGGATTGATACGCCCTTATTTACTTTTAATATACAGTTAGATACTTCTAAGATTTGGTAATAATTAGAACCATCGAAATATCCTCTGTGACACCCCAGTGCTCCTGTTTTCAGCGGTCTGCTGTAGAGTTCATACATTCTATCGGGCGTATCATTTATTAGCTCACAATTTCTAATAATGTATTTACAATTTTTAGCCATCCCAATTCCTACAGCTTGGTTTTGAGCTGAATATATAATACAATTTTCAATTATACCCTTTTTTTCTGTTTCGTCTGAATAATCAGCGTTGTCAACATGTACGCCATAAGCTCCTATGGTGTAATCATCCCTTCTGTTTTCAACAAAATTAGGTGTACCATCATGTGTCGCTTTAATTGTCAAATTTGAAATATAAAAATTGCCACTTGCAAATATAGGTGCATCATCATATCCACCTTTGTCATTCATTATTATGCAATCTTTTTTATTAGTGCCAATAAGCGAAATATTTTTATTTTGAATGCTTACTGTTTCGTTGTAAACACCTGGGTATATTTTAATGGTTACAGGGTTCGATTTAGTAGCGAAAGAAGAAGCGTAGTTAACCGCTTTACCTATTGATGAAAACATTTTTTCGCCTGTTATTGACACTTCAACAATATTTTTACAGTTATTCAATCTCTTCCATTCTAACCATGTCGAACCATTATTATATCTAAACCATAAAGTATTATCCGAAGAATTTAAGAAAAATTGGTAGCATCCACCTTTTAACTGTGTATTTAAGAACGAGAATAAGCATCCACTTAATGTCATACCATACACGGGTAAATTTTTAGTGCATTTTCCGTCTGCGATTTCCGATGTATTAAAGTAGCAATAGTAATAGCCTTTTGTAGCGTTGTTTGCATCACTTAGAATTGTTTTATAGGTACTTGAAAAAAGAAAATCCGTTGAACTTTTAAATAATTCTACTGAATTATCTAAATACTGAACCCATTTTGGAACGCCCTTTACAAAAATAGCGTTAACATAAGCACTTGTTGTTATTTCTATATCATTATTTATCCATAATACTAAATAGAAATGGTATGATGGGTACATTTTTCTAATTGAAACCAAATCCGCAGATGTAATATTTTGGTTTCCATTTACAAACGAATTACCGTTCCAGCACCCTACAGACGTATTGTGTTCGTCATACCCCCATAAATTAAAAACGTAGCCATTTAAAGCAACAACGCATTCAACATCTTCTGCTATATAATTTATGGTTGTAATTCGTTGAGATGAATTGCCTTTATCACCATTCCAAATGCCCTTTCTCTCCCACAGTTCCTCACCATTTGCATTTTTTAAGCCTGTGAACGTAGCTATATCTTCCTTTAGCGAACCAATAGCTTCTCCCGTTGCTTTTGCTTCTGCAAGCCCACCTTCTATAGTCAATGTAGTGTCTGGCTGTGATACACTCTGGATGTCCTTAATAGCTTGTTCTTTTGCGGAATTTACATTTTGAACAGCTTCCGCAGATGTGTTTTTAGTAAGCTCCAAAAGCTGATTTATAACATCTTTTTCTTCCTGTCCTATCTGTGGTTGATCAATCTCGATACCCTCTAGCACTGGTACTTCCGCTATTGTGGTATTCCATTCAACACTAATATTTGAATCGGAATCCGTTTTAACAGCGCAAACAATAAAACGTACCGTTCCCATATACCTTGCTGCATTTCTTCCAATCAACCAAGAAAAAGTTACATTTTCGCCATCTACAGCTACATCATCACAAATGTATTGGTCTTTGATAGAAACATTAAAATCCACACTGCTTACGTTTTCAAAGTTAATTCTGACTGAAAATTTGGATAAATCAAGATTATCTCCTACAATTTTGGGACATGAAAATTTAATACGTTCTGCATTCTTGTCAGATTGCACTCCACCAACTACGATTGTAGAGGGCACGAAAATAACCCTTGTCTTAGCATCAATTGTGCATATATCGGATTCTTCAGAAAGCAAATTAACATCTTCTTTTGTGCTCATAAGTAAATCAAGTGCTGTTGCCATGTTCTACCCCCTCTGTGATACTTTGGTTTTACCAGTAGTTATAATGTATTTTCCGTTATCTTTTACGCCAGTGACAGATACAGAAAAATAATCCCAAGTAAGGGCTTCCGTTGGAATTTCACATTGATTGTTTTTCAGTATTACTGGGTATTCTTTTTCCATTCTCCAAAATGAAGCAGCTGTTTTACATCCGTTCCACTCTGGAGAAAAGATAAACAATGCTTTAAGATATCCAGTCGTGCCCTTTACCAGTCCAGAGAAATCACACTTCGGATCTGGATAAATTCTTTGATTATTTACAATAAATCTTAATACTCTCATGCAGTCATCCTTTCCATTCCAACAGGGGCTACATATGTAAATTGGTTTCCCAAAATATCTCTGGCTGTGCCAATTACGAAATGGCTGTAGTCTGCTAGAATATTGCATACAAATTCCTCTGCGTCCACCCAATATCGTTTCTTAACCATATGGTGAAGCTCTTGCAGTAAACCATAGCTGAACATCACACAATGTCCTAACTCATGGATAAATACACGGTTTAGAAGTTCTCCATGTAGGTTGTTCGCAATCGAAATAATATGGGTGGAATAATCCGATACTCCAAGTGTTCTGTTTCCTGTGCGGTCAATTAAAACATCATCTTGTGGTGGAACAAACTGCACTCTCCATAAATCTCCATTCATGTAGAATTGTCGTAGCATGGTTTATTACCATCCTTTCTACGAAAAAAGCCCCTGCCGCATTAATTTGCGACAAGGACTTAATTCATTTATTGCTTTAGTTCATCTGCTGTACCAGTCTGGTCAGGTCAGTTTTCATTGACTGTCTGAGCGTTGCATCTGCATCAGACCACATCTCAGTAAGATTACGGATAATGTCAGATGTGTACTCCTTCATGGAATCATCCATTTTTCTTTTGGATTCCGTGTCTTTGGAATCATGATAGTGCCTACGATTCTCATCGTATCTATCATAGGATTCGCCATATCTGGATTTCTTCCGATTCATGTCACCCATTTCCATATCACTACGATCTGGATGATATCCCATGCGGTACATATTGCGCTCAAATTCTGGATTGTTTAAATACTCATCCATCCAGTCATCATCCTGCATATACAGATACGGTCTATATCCTTTTCTGGTTCCCCTACCTTTTGGAGCGAAACGTCCATTTGAATAGCGGTAACGGTCATATCCCATGCGTCCAAGATACTTTTCTTCCTGTTCGCATTCGTCCATAGCTTCCACAATGCGATAATCTTTATCAGCGCAAATCGCACATTTTACTGCTTCCATGCAGTCTTTCAAATCGTCCCAATCTTGAGCACTGAGATTATCAAATCCATGTGTTTTGGCTTTTTCCATAGCCCATTTTCCCATTTCCATTGCAACTTTATGCATTACAGTGCCCCCTTTCTAACAGCCTGCGTAACAGGTGCTTCTGTCGTTGGGGCTGTACCATTAATTGCTTTCAAATTGTTGCTCGGACTACAAGCTGGATTTCCTAACATCTTGAATATTCCGCCAGTTGCACTTGTAGCTACTCTGGTTGCGTACTTCGTTCTGGTTCTTATTCCACAAGCCGTAATCTGTGCACAGCAACGATTTTCTAGCGGATACAAAGTTGTTCCTGTTCCTATCTGAATCATTACCGGAGCAGTAATTGTAGTGGCTTCTGGTATACTTTGTGCAACAACAATACAATATTTCTCTCCATTGTTGTAACTGCCTGCTGGGAGTGTGATTACAAGATTACCTCCTGTAAACGCAACAGCTTGGCTTATTACAAGACGGTTGCAGAGCTTACAAACATTTTTACAACTCATATTTCTACCTCTCAATCAAAATAAGAGGTGAGCCGCAACCCACCTCTTAGAATTTAGTCAACCTCTAAGGGTGAGTTACTTAGCAACAACCGTTACCATATGTATTACATCCTGCGTATGCATATGGAGCTGGAACCTGGAATGCAGGAATCGGAGCCGGGTTGATTGCATTGATTAATCTCTGAGCCTGTGCGTACATCTCTGTTGTAAGCAATGCAGACTGGCGATCCTGGGATGCAGCACGTTTCAGATCAGAGTTCTCTGCCTGTAATGTTGCAATCTTATCGTTAGTCAAAAAGTCAAGGATTGCTCTTGTGTTGCTGTTCTGGTTTTCCAGAAGATCTCTGGTGTTGTTGTTCATTGTGTTCTGGAGAGCACAAGTGTTAGTGGCAAGGTTATAATTGATGCCCTGGATTGCTTCTCTTGTTTCGCAGCAACAATTTGCTAACTGAGACTGTAATGCATTGGTATTCTGCATACCGGCTACAGTATCAGCATTGATTGCCTGCTGAACGCCGTTGAAGCCTTGAAGCATTCCGACATTCATACCATTAAAGCCACTCTGCATGGTATTGTTAAGAGAATATGTGCTGTCACAGATACCCTGCTGAATACCTCTGATACCATTTTGAATATCATTAAGGGCGAATTCCTCATTAATATCTGAACGGGTAGCCCATCCTTGGAAGCCGGCACCATTTGTACCATTGCCACCCCAGCCACCAAAGCCGCCGAAACCGCCCCAGCCAAAGATAAGCAATATTATAATCCACCATGCCCAGCCACCGCCAAAGCCATAGCCTTCATCTGCACGGTTATTAGAGCCGCTTAATACAGCGACATCGCTTGCTGATAATCCACCATTCATCATAGCGATTACCTCCTTATTGATTTTTGTAATTTATACAAAATCAAAAGACCGCGGCTCTTTTAATTATTGTAGCGAATTTATTTTATTCCAAACTGATTCTTAACCTGCGATAACATATCATCAGGATTAATCCCTTTTTCTTGGCAAAGATTTCTTGCAAGTTTTTCAATTCCTGCATTATCACCTTTTTCCATCATGTTAATTGCATTGTCAATTACAGGATTATTTCCAGACTGTTGTTTCATCATATTGATTATGGCTTGTTGAGGATTCCCTCCACCACGTATCATCTGCATAAGTTGCATTGGATTCATCATCTCTGTTTACCTCCATTCTGCTTGGGTTCCGGTGTTCCCGACATTTGTGTCGGAAACATACTCTTTATTTCGGAAATCTCAGAACAAACATCGTTTCGAAGCTGATTAAACATAGCTTCTATGTCAATCGGTTTTTCTTCTGCCTTTGGTTGCTGTTGTTCTTCCGGATTTATAAGTCGGTAAACAAAAATTCTACTTCTTCCATCTGCCTGTAATTGTTTTCTATATATTTCTGTTCCATCTGTTTTTGGATAATAAACAGGGTTTCCAGACATATCTACGTCTTTTGCCTTTACAGTATCAATGCCATCTACCATCTGCCCTTGTAACATGGGAATTTGTGGTACTTGTGGCATTGGTTGTTGAATTTGTGCCTGTCCGTATGGCATTGCCTGCTGATAACTATTCTGCAATTGTGCTAATCTATCTTGATACGGCTGTATTTGTTGAAATGGTTGCGCAAAATACGGATTACCATACTGCATATCTCAAACCTCCCTTGTTTTTATAACTATATTTTACAATAATAAGAGGTTGATTAACACGCCACGATAACGCCATAAATACGCCACGTTTTATGAATACAAAGAAAAGCCCCGACAATACATCGGGGCGACTTTCATAATTTTCTTCTTTAATTTTCTGTTTATGCGGTCTACTGTTCTTGTGCTGTAGCCCATGATTTCTGAAGCTTCTGCAAGTGTTTTTTCTTCGTAAACACGCAATCTGAATAACTCTTTTTCTCTGGAATCAAATCCAGCTTCACGCAAATAGAAGATTCTTTCATCTTCTGAAAAGTCTTTATAATCATCCATTCCACTGTCCTCCCTGTAGTGGAATCAATATTTACACCGGGAAAATGCCTTTTAGGGCAAAGCCTAAAACAATACCAATTATGCCAGTTATGACATAAGCAATTATTTTGTCCTGTAACTTTCCTGGCTTTTCCATGAGTGATTTTAAATTGTCGTTCATTTCGTCAACTGTATCCTTAATGTGTCCCAGGTCATTGTTGTATAAAGCAATTTTCTGTTCCAGCGCATTGATACGTTCAAAAAAAACTCCATCCCTTTTGGAATGCTTTTCTTTCATCTCATGGACGGCACTTTCCAATTCTTTCAAGCGGTGTTCGTTGATACACTCGTGTTCACATCCCATCGCTATTCCTTTCCATCACTCCCATTTTTTAAGATATTGCTTCTACCCACCTAATTTGAAGCACCCCTGCGATACGTGGGAGGATTGACGTATCACGCACACACCATCTTAGAATCCGATAAATGGAAAAACACCATGATTCACATATATTTCAGCTTCAGAATTCCAATTTCTGTTTACAGAAGATTCGGAATGCGATCCTTGAAATTCAGCTCCCTGTTTCACCAGAAAGAAAAGAGCCAAATCAAATATGCAATCATAGCAGTTTTCCATATCGGAATTTATTTTCTCATCACTGTAAGATGAAGGATAATTCCTTTTCTTCTTAAATGAACGAATAGCCCTCTTTGCCGAAAGAGGAATCATCCTCGCAGTTTCTGAATCATCTTCAAGATAATTTGTCAAGTCCTCTATAAGCTGTTCGTCCATTTAATCACCTACCTTTGCTGAGATAAAATCTCTGATATTATTCCAGCCTTATTAGTTGCTGCTAGGGCATAGCCGTTATCACTTGCAAGTTGTCTTAACTGTGATACAGTCATATTAGACAACTCGCTTTCTGTATACTTGTGTGTTGATGTATCATTCACACTTGCTACAGATGGTGACTGGCTGTTTTCATCGAGACTATGCCCGGTTATTCCCCCGCTTTGGTACCGATCACGATACCGCCGTTTGCTTTCGGTACAACCGGGATGAACATTCCAGAAGCTTTCGTCCATACTGCAACTGGATCTGGCGTAGCCCACATGGACATGGTAATAAAGGAACGGTTTTGCTGCTGAATGAACTGACGGTACTCTTTTTCCTCTGGTGTTGCGCCCCAAAGTCCAGTACCAAAAGAGCCATCCTGGTTAGATTCATACAGGGTAAATACATCTTCTTTGAAATATCTACCTGTTTTAACAATGCCTTTGCTTCTGTAACGGAATTTTTCGTCACAGCGATCAATTGTAATTCCGTACTCCTGCATGAGAAGGTTTGCAAGCTCCTGTTTCGTCAGAAGACGTTTGTTTGCTGCGCCAAGAACTGCGGTCTGCATTCCGGTGTTGTTTCTCATGTTGTTAATCATTTTAAGAGAGGTAATTGCCTTATTGACAACATAGCCGCCATCTTCTGCAAGCTGAACCATTTTCTGAATATCACCCATAATATCAGAATCTGGTTTAGACCAGTCTGTAATGGTAATTTTTAATTCAGACGGAACTCCAAAATCAATAGTCATGTCCACTTTGTTTTCTTTGATAACAAGTTTTCCAGTAGACAGTGCCTGTCCTTTCATAACTTTGGTTCTGGCAAGGACGGCCTCAAAAAGGTTTGTCGCGTCATCGAATACAAAGTCTGTAAGTTCCTCATTATCTGGTACACCGTTCTCGATAGCCTGTTGTAAGCTCTCGGACTGATTGAGCTTCCTTTTAATGAGAAGTTTCTCGGTCAACACCTTTTCAAAACCAGGTCTGGAACCGATTTCCGCTTCGGTGTCAAGGGCGTGTACAAATGCGATTTCCGGAAGCCGCTGTCCGCTCATAAGTCTGTAGTATTCAGCCTTCCAGTAATCTGTTTTTACATCCGGGAAAATGGTATCAAGGATTCCAGGTCTTTTAACAGAGAAATTCTGGGAGAAATTAAGTCTTTCTTCCTCGCTGATTGCTTCTAATACATTGTATGCCATTGCTTATTATCCTCCTTAAAATACAACTTCGGTTTCTTCTACAAACACAATTCCAAGTGCCTGTAATTCAGTTTTTGCAGTTGTGTCAACAGTTGCGGGAAGTCGGTCTTCTAGGACACGTCCGGCAACAATAACGGAAATTGGACGCTTCTCATCGTCTGTCATATCCACATCTTCAAACACAAGACCTTTTGCGCCGGTTGCGTTTGTTGGGTATACGGAACCTGCCTTAATAATTTTTCTGTCATTAACTGCAACTGCATTTGTCTGATCTGCTGTGTAAGTTTTGAGTACAAGTCCTACCTCAGATTCAAGAATATTCGGGGTAGATTCGTACTGCTTAATTTTCATGAAAGCCATGTTTTAAAATCTCCTTTTCTTAGAAATTAGCTGGTGCATTATCATCAGCCGGTTTTACTTCTGGGTTCATACGTGCTGAATACTGTTTAGCGTACTCAGACGCTTTACTAGTTTTTTCCTGTTTGCTACCACTACCGCCGCCCGGATTCGGAGTGTTTTCCAATGTTTCCTTCTCCCAAGCTGCTTTTGCGGTATCAAGTGCTATTTTATTTGCTTCGGAAACTCCCTTAACAAAAGTTTCGACTTCTTTCATTGCATCTTCTGGTTTCTCATACGGTGCAGATGCGTATGCTTTAATAGCACTCGCGTATGTTTCGGTTGAAAGTCCTGCATTTGCGAACATAGAAGTAATTTCACTGGTAAGGGCTTTTTTGTTGGATTCTGCAAGCGCAGCTTTCAAATCAGCTAACTCCTTATCCACTGCTTCCTTTTCTTTCTTGCGTTCAGCTTCTAGCCGTTCTGCTTCGGTCATGTTCTGCTTTTTCAACTCTTCCAACTCTTTTTCCAGGGAATCTGCTTTTTCAGCTTTTTCCTTCAGAGAAACATTTTTGTCTTTCTCTTTCTTAGTTTCAGCAGAAATAGAATCAAGAAGCTTAGAAACCTGTTCCTCGGAAGGTTCTGCAACTCCCATACCGATAAGTGCCTGTTTTGCCTGTTCTCTTGTCATTGAAATCTCCTTTCTTCCAGTCCAATACGCTTTTTCAACACGGTTCGCTCCGCACATGGTCTGTACCCGATTTACGCTCACGGGCTGTTGCAATTTATTTGATTTTGGGTATTAAAAAAGAAGCCTTAGATTTCTCTAAAACTCCTTAAATAATCGAAATTTGGTTCATTCTTCGTTAGATGGAGAATTTGCCATTGGTTCTGTTTTGGACGGATTTTGAAACTTTCCGTCAAGTAATTGCTGTGCTTTCTGCATTTCCGCTTCCGGGTCTGCCAGTTCCGGGTAAATAGTTCCCAGATACGGTAAACTCATTTCGTAGACTTTCTGCGGATCACTAAATAAACCGCAAGTAATCAGTGCAATAAGCGGATGAATTTTATTTTTGAACAGATAATCAAGTGCCTGTGCTTTTACAAGCATATTGTCTGTCGGGTTTCTGGTTATCTTTACATCGAAATCTCGCGTTGAGATATTAACATCATTTGATGTGCCGCGAATAATATTCAGAATGATTCTGGCAGATTCCTTTTCAGCTTCCTTGGTGAATGCTTCTACCAATTTTGCATCTCTCTCTGCGAAATCCCATCCATTACGAAGGTATACGGCATTTCCTGTATCTCCTCCGCTATTGCTTTGTCGGTTTGGCATTGCTTCCACAATCAGCATATTATTGTAGATATCATCCTTTGCAACCTGGCTCTCTGATTGATTCAATTCAGCGGTCATCAGTTCAACATCCGACTGACAGCCGTTTCCAGTATCTTTAACAGAGATAGCACCAAGTTTTACCATTTTCAAAAACTCGTTTTCGTCTACCTCGCAGTTCTTAAACTTCATAAAGGCTTGCACAAACTGTTCAACGCCATTTAATCTGTCAGACTGGTATTTGTTAATTGCATCAAATAATGTGATTGCAATTTCAACATCTGAAAGCCTGTCATGATTATTCGGGCATTCAACAATAGGAATTCCTCCAAAACCGTTGATGCCGTAGTTAGTTACTTTTCCATTCTTAATTTCAAAAAACTGGTTCTTTGAATAACATAAATAATATTGCTGTTCATCTTCATCTTTTAAAATCTGCACGGAAAGCATTGGTTTCCCATTTCTCTGTGAGTATACAATGTAACAATCACCTGGATACGGAATGAAAATTCTAAACGGTGGTAAATCTCCGTTTTTTGTCCAATCCTCTTCTTTCAGAATGGCCTTATAAGAAGTTCCTGTTGCACTTTGGTATATTGCCCTTTGGATGTTTCTTGCATCTGCATTGGCTTCATCCAGATAATCATTCAGCAAATCAACTTGCTCATTTATTTTTTTATCTGCATTTTTCTTTTTACATACATATTGGATTGGTTCCCCGCAAATCTGTCCAGCTTTAAACTTCACGGTTTCAAATGCGTGATTTTCAACCACTCTGTTATTAACTTCTGGACGGACTATTTTATTTCGGTACAATATTGGCTGATCGCCTTTCATGTACCGATACAAGTAATCAATCAATGTTCGATTTTTATTATGTATGCCAATTGTATCTGATACTACTTTTACTACATTTTGTGGAGTGATTCGGTCAACGCCTGTGTAGGCTACTTTTCTACCGAATTCACCTCGGCATAAATCTACAAAATTCATTGTATTTCTCACGAGCCGAACCATCCTTTCTGCAAAATAAAAAGCACTGGATGTTTTAATCCAATGCTCTACTTTATATTCTACACATATTAAAAGTATTTTTCAGTATACTTCGGTATCATCTTTCGAAACCTTTTATCTTTTTTATTTCTGCTATGGCTTTTAAATGCTTTTTTTTAATGTGAATCTCTGAATAACCCATCTCGTCTGCGATACGAACCAATGATTTGTACTCAACATAATGCTTAAATAGTATGTCGTATAGCAACGGGTCTTCAACCTGTTCTATAGTTCGAACTATTTCTTGTCTTTTTTGTAAAAATTCAGATATCATTTCTGAAATCTCTTCTCGCAGATCAAATATCTTTGCAATCATATCTCCCATCGGATCACGTTTTACAGAAGTTTGTACCTTTTCTCCAACAGGAATTGCAGATACACTTGTGGAAAGAGAACTGAGCTGTTCTTCTTCGATAAGCTTGTTTTTGATTCTGTTATCATAATTTTCAATCTGGCGTAAATATTGAGCTGTAGTCATCATACTCTATCTCCTTCCCCACATAAAATTTTTGGTTGCTTTTACTTCTGCAAATCTTTTGCCGGCAAGCGTTATTGCAAGCTGTGTAACTCCATCGGCGGCGTCATCATGTTCATTATCGCCAATATAGACGAATGTAGTTAATTCATCCATAGCCTTTTGATACTGTTTATCTTGATATTTCGGAGCCAAAAATATAAAATTTTGCTTAACATCCCCGGAATATTGATTTATTTTTTCTTTTTTTGCTTGTTTTGAAGGTGCTTTTGTACTTGTCGTGCTGCAAGCGTATTTATGTTCTTTCAAGCGTTCATTTACATAATAGGCATACATATCTCCACCATTATTTGCTTCAAAATTGATGGATTGAATATTATTTCCCATGATTCTTCCAACAACTAATGGCAATGTTCCTTCTTTTGGTACTGTGCTAAAAATCCAATCATAAATATATACATCTCCATTTTCGTATTCTGCACCCACTGGCATTGATAAGCTATCGCCACCACCCCACGCAACATCGCAAGCAGAAACATTTTTAACAAATCCACCTTCTGGGAGAACGCCGTTATAATATCTTAATTCGTCAGCTGCAAACACAATTCCTTCACGTAAGAAGGGCTTTTGCTGATATTTGGCTTCCCATTCGTTAGCGTCTAACCTGGCTTTCATATCGACATAATATTTTGTTGAAAATCCAACGCCATACTCATAATCGAAATTGGATTCACCATCATCGTTCAAAGCTGGAATTTTTCTAAACCGATACATTGGATTATCCCGATTTAGCTTCTCAATCTTTCCAAGAGGATCATATAAATTCCATCTGGTTCCAACCATAAGTTCTCTTGCACCATCAATCTTACGGTCAACCATCTTGTTTAGATATTCTTGATATGTATTTTCCAATCGGGTAGGACTTAATGAATGTTGTCTATCTCTTACAAGGTCATCCACGTACAAATACCCATCGGAAGAAATATCAACGGCACCTGTCCAAGTACCTTCAATACCACGGCAAGTCATTGTTGCAAATCTGTCTGGCTTGTCCAGGTTTATTTCAAAATCATCAGCACTCTGTTTTTGAAGTTTCGATTGTGGAAAAATTTCACTGTAGTTGTATTCCTGTGTATTAATGAGATTAAGAAGTTCTCCGTAAAATCCTTTTGCCAGTTTTCCAGAATGACCGCCCATGGCACTATGACTATTCGGTCTTTTCCCCATTATCCATGACATAAAGAAAATACACATAGTAGATTTTCCAACACGGCTTGGGAGTGATAAGCCGTAAAACTCTATCTTTCTTTCTTCCAAATCTTGTAGGTCTTTGGCTACCACATGTAGTGTTTTTTTTCGTGGAATATAAAATTTCTTGCTGTCCGGTCTATTTTTTTCCATATAAAGCAAGTAACTTTCAAATAAATGTGGTGCTTCCAGTAACAAATACTGCCAGTAGATATCATCAAAGTCACCACTACCAGTTAATGCAGCACACTTCTCTGCTATGTTATGTGAGTATTGACTTACTTTCATAGCCATTTTCCGTGCTTCTTGATTCTCGTTGAAAGGAAGATCAATATTCATATTTAAGAGCAAATCAAGGCAATCTTTTTGGTTCTGATAGATTGTCATGTCACTACTGATAATCTGATTCAGCACTGCCCGATACCATTCAAGCGAGCCTTCTGTAATTTTTTCCATAAAAATAGAGCCAGACCTCCTTTCTTTTTTAGGATTTAGTCTGGCTCTCATATGGCTCTCTTGACTGCTTATTCACTTGCTTTAAAGTTATATATAGGTTTGATAATATCAACTATTTCTACAGTATCTTTGATGTTATCAATAATTTCTTGCGGTGGTTTGTAGGCCATAGGGCTTTCATCAATTGTAGATTTCTGAACGGATGTTGTATATATTCCATCCATAGACTCCTTAAATTCTTCTAACGAAATGTTTTCTTTTGCTTTTGACCGGCTCATAATACGTCCTGCGCCATGCGGGGCTGAACAGTTCCAATCATCGTTTCCTTTCCCGACTGCAATAATGCATCCGTCTCGCATATTCATGGGGATAAGAACTTTTTCACCATACTTAGCTGATATCGCACCTTTCCGAACAATGTTTGTATCGTGGTCAATATAATTATGAATTGTATCAAACCATGTGTTTCTTTGGAGCGTCCAATTCATAGTGTAAAATATAGCACTCTGTATGCAACGTCTGTTTATTCTTGCAAATTCTTGACAGATTTTCATATCATGCAGATATTGTTTTCTATGTTCTCCCGTCAAGTAACATAATTCTTTCGGAATACCTAGTTTATTCGGATTCCATTTTCGTTTTAATTCATCAATACCATTTTGGATATCCCTGTGTCTTCCAGAGTGCTTGTATTCTTTCACTAATTTCTGTATTTCAGTTTCAAGCCCATCTGTATCCTGTGTATCTTCTATGGCAATTTTCTGATATATTTCAGCTACTTGCTTCCCAAGGTTTCGACTCCCAGTGTGGATTACAAGATAATTTAATCCTTTCGAATCAGTGTCAACTTCAATGAAATGATTTCCGCCCCCAAGTGTACCAAGACTCCTGCGAATCCATTCAATATTTTTGAGTCGAGAAAAACAATGAAGTTCTTCTAATTCTTCAAAATTTATGATTTCGTCACGTACATTTCTTCCTGCCGGAACATTGTTTCTTATTACTTCGTCGAGAATTTTAAAATCTATTGTTCCCACGTCAGCAGGAATTTGTGTTGTAAGCATTCCACATCCAATGTCTACGCCAACAATGTTCGGAATTACTTTATCTCCGAGATCAGCAGTAAAACCAATTACACATCCCGCTCCTGCGTGAACATCTGGCATGATTCGTACTTTGCATTCAGAAAATGCAGGCTGCTTTATCAATGTATAAATCTGATTTAATGCTTCTGGTTCAATGTTTTCTGTAAATATCTTCAAGTCACTCATAATGGCGCTCCTTTCTGGCTCTCTTGACTTTTCTTTTTGTTTTTTTGTATTCTAAATATTTTTCAAAACTATATTTTTCACAATATATACAATTTTCTAATCCATCTGGTTCTGGATGTATACACGGAATGTTCCTTAATTTGCACCATACCATTTAATCACTTAACTTTCTACAAATTTCAATAAAATCTGGCTTACTAAGTTCTTTCAACTTATCAGCATACTTTGGAAATTCATGCGTATATATCGGATGACCTAAAAGCTTTTCCGCATATTCATATGCAAGTTTTCGGTCATCCCCTGTAAGCATACAAATTCCTGTATAGGTTTCAATTACTACGGCTTCTTGTTTTGTCATACATATCCTTTCTTGATGAAATCATCTTCTTAATTACGTAAAAATATTTTCAATTACTTTCCATTCTGCGAATATTGCCATAAACAGTAATGGTACTGCCGAAAATCCCCAATGATTTTCAATCATCATTTGAATTGTGGCTATCAAATAATCTGCTACCCATTTGAATATTATGAAATTCGCAATTATCCAACATATTTTTCTGATTTTGTTCATTTTGTCACGCTTTCTTGACTGGCCATTCAAATCCAAAATCTGAACGTTTGATTTTGCATTGTGGGCTTCCATCCTTCCAGAAAACTAATCCCTCTATCTCGTGTTCGGAAAGATATTTCTTGATTCCATAAAATGTACGCTCGACTTCAACGATATTGTTGCCATGTCTTACTAAAGAATCATCATCGTCATAATATGGATTGCCTTGAAAATGCTTTCCGACAGCTTCATATGTGCCATCTGGTAATTTACAACCTTGATTTGTCCACATTGAAGTTACATAATACGCTTCTACAAACCACTTATCAGCCGGATTTTTCTCATCAACCTTTACCCATCCCGGCCAATGACCTGTAATTGTGTCTGGTTCACAACAAGGGATAAATCCTTCTGGCGGTGTTTTTCCTTTCTTGCAGTCGTATCGTTTATAATACTGTCCGTCAATTACGGCACAACAAACGCCATCATATTTCACTGTTGCAATCCCTTCTCCTTCAAGTACCCATTCCATACCCGGATGCACTTTTGGAAGGATTTTTATAACATTATGGTCTTTAAATTCTCGCTCAAACAATGTTGGTATCTTTTTCACTCTTATTCCTCCCATAAAAATTTGTCTATTCCTCGTGCATTATCAACTACTCTTTTCAAAATAAGTAATCCGCATTTCTTACAATAATACGGATGAAAACGAATGTTAGATACTCCTTGTGGTTTAAATTTAGTAAAATCATAATCATAAGGATTAAATATCTCGCATTCTTCAAAATCATGATCGCATTCTGGCATCTTATTTGCTTTTTGACAATGTGAAATTATCTCGCAACACAGCGGATTGTCTCTTCCATACTTTTCTGAACGTGTTATAACCTTATGCCATTCGGCAATAGTTCTTTCACCTGCATCTTTCTGAATGAAAGTGCCTAAAGTGTTTCCGACATAACATTTTATCACCGCATCATCATTTTTTATTTTTATCGAATAATCACCAAATCTAGGCACGGTGAAATCAGTGATGAATTTTAAAATAGTTTTTTGGATTGGTGGATATGATGTGAGAAGAATTTCTTCAATCTCAATTTGAGCATAAAGTTCCATTCCAAGATCAGTAATTTCAATCGGAACAGGGCTGGTTAATTCTTTCATACATTCACCTCAATCCATAATCCCTAACTGTTTGTAGGTAAATACGGCAGTGTACTTCTTCCCGCATTTGTAACAAGTTTCTGCAATAGTGCAAGTCTTTTCTTTGTCATTACATTTCGATTCTGTATCCGAACTTTTGAACTTGCATCCACCTGTCAGAATACATTTAATCTGTTTTGTGTTCATCTTGTTCTCCTTGCAAAACTTTTCTGATGCAATCCTCAACAAGTATAAAGTCTTTATATGACATACGCATCTCGCAATTGTAAAAATGCTTTCCAATTTCATTTACAATTAATTTATAAATTCTAAACTTGGTTTCTCCCGAAAGTTCGTCCAGTTCCATAGGTTTAGTCTTTTGAAGTTCTTCCGCATCGCTGCCGTCTGTTTCAATTTTTGAACACGCACAATCATAACAAGTACTCATACATTCACCTCGAACTCTTTCTTGCAGTTGCTTCCCTTGCATTTTAATTTAAGATGCTGAATCTTTGTGTTTGAGCTAATCAAAAGTGCTTTCTTCTGGCAAAAAGGACAACAGGCGTATTTCGTTCCGTTAATATTTCGTATCAATGCCTGCCCATTCCACGGTTCTGGTGGGTTCATGTATTCAGAAAAATCTATCCCTTCGGATTCCAATGCTGACTTAATACTCATTTATTTACCTTTCTATTTCTTTTATGCTTTATTGGTCTTCCCTCTTTTGCTGCCCTTTTTATCATTCGCCGAACAACAGATTTAAAAACATTATCAAATTTCCGTTTCCCTTTTCTTCCAGCAATTTGTCTAAATTTTGGCTTTTTATTCATTTTTAAGCAGTTATTTGGTATTTTCCCAAAACCAATTTTCATGGCTTCTTCAATGCTTATTTTTTCTTGATCCATTAATTTTCCTCCGCTTCGGAATCCCATGTATTTTACGGAAATTGTTCTGGTTTATTCGATTTGGGGCAACTAGTGTCCAAAATAGTTCATCACTTAATTTACATTCAAGTTCAATACTTACTGGCTTGCCTATGCTACAAAGTGTGCCGTCCTCATTTCTGTGAAGAATACCGCCTTCGATAACAGTACCATCCGAAATTGAAATCCCTGCTATTTCTTCAATCACTTCACCATTACATGTAAAGAAATGCTTTAATTCGTCTTTCTCGCCCATATCAGCACATTCCTTTGTTTTTCCTTAAATTAGCGTATCGGTCAACTATAACATCTATTGTTGTATAAAGCTGATTGATTGTGATACAGTCGGACTGGTGTCGTTCATCATACCATTTAGTAGTGGGTTTGGATTTTTCTTCAATAGGCATTCTGCTAATTAGCTCATCGCACCACATCTTTTTTGTTGCTATATCTAACTTCTCTTTTAAATCAAGAATTTCATGCTGTTTCTTCTCGCATTCATCAGATAACCGAACAACTTCATTTTTTAGCTGATCTACAGTCAAATTCTTTAAATCTTCAATTCTCATGGCATTCTCCTCAAATCTTAGTAAATGTTTCCATATCGTAGTTGTCACGGATATAATCTACGCACTCTTGCAACTTTTCTCTCAAAAATACATCCTTTGCAATATCTGGGTGAAGCGCATATAACAAGCAGCTTCCATCTTTCCCATCTTTCTGAAACTTTCTCCAATTGAACATCATAATGAATAAAGGAATTTTTGTAAGATTGTCCGTTTTTCTTTTGAGCCAAAAATTAGAAAGTTTTTTAATCATTTCTCTCTTTCCTCCCTATGCTTCATTTGGCATTCAATCATCTTTGCTACATTCTCGCGTTCCTGTTTTATTCCATGTCCCTGTCGGAATAACTCACATTCAAGAATATTTCCGCAGTTTGAACATTCGTCTTTTATTTCTTTACCGCATACTTCAATCATTTTCATCACCACAGTAAATCAATAAGTAATTTGCAATTTTTCTAAGATCATTTTTCCCATACAGACGAATCCCATCTTTCAATCCTCTGTCAATCAGCCAATCAGCTAACTTTATTGGTTGTGTAGGTGGTTCATCTTTGGATTTTTCTATCTTAAAATCATCGATTAAACCACCTCTATTTATAAGTTCAGAAAGTTCGCTCATCGGTACTATGCCTCCTTGTTTTCCATCTTGTTTTCCATCTTCTTTTCCCTACCAAAACTCGCAACAAAACTCTGATCCCGTAAAGTCTGCACAATGCTCACTATCACCATTGAAGCAAACACATGTGAAGTTATCATGTTTTCTACAATTCTTGCAACATTTTTCTTCCATAAACACCTCTTGTTAAAAAAATCCAGTGTGCCGACTTGAACGGCATGAATCTCCCAACGAGAAACACTGGAACTTTAGGGGGAAAATGCAACTTCTGGCAATGGCAATTTGCCAGATAGAAACAACAGGAATCGAACCTGTGTCACATGATATTGAGTATCATTGCTCTACCACTGAGCTATGTTTCATATCACCGCCTGTCACGGACAGTTTAGAAACTGAGTTAATTTTCACATTTAAACTAAACATCTTCTGGTTTTCTGTTATTCGCTTTATCGGTATCAAATCCTTCTGGGTATCTTGCCATGAGCTTATCTATGTTCATCTGCAAGATCTCATCAAGATCAAATCCGAAGCTCTCACATAACATAGCCACATACCACATTACATCTCCGATTTCTTTCTTTAAATGTTCTTTGTCCAGTTCTTTTTCATGAAATACCCATTTCTTAACCATGTCCAGAACTTCTCCTGTTTCTCCGGCTAAACCTAAGCAACCATTCAGAACGCTACCCATATCATTTAAGTCTTTTGTTATATGAAAATCCTCAGCTTTCCTAGTGAACAGTTTCTTGTAAAGCCTTTCGCTACATTTACCATCATTTGTTCTCATTGCTAATTTCTGATATTCGCTACCTGTCATATTCCCTCCTAAATTTTATTAATGGGAGAAGATGGAGTCGAACCACCCGAGCCGTTAAGCAACTGGTTTACAGCCAGTCCCGCTACCACTACGGTATATTCTCCCAGAACCCGGAAGAACCGGGTTAGCAATAGGTTTATCGTGTTATGCTTTCCACTATCTGCAAGTTTTAGTGCTGTAGATTCACTGGATATTTTTATGCGTCTTAGAACGGCATCTCTTGAAAACTCCTTTTATTAACGTGCGCTGCGTTAATATTTTTAACTCCGAGATATACCAGCCGGAAAATCAGATCCATTTAGGCTACGCCGTATCGCACCTAAATTTATCTAATCCACACGCTCAACTGGAAGTTTTTTCCACCCATATTACGGATGAATGGCATTTAGAAGAAATGGAAGCTCTGGGATTCGAACCCAGGACTTACGGCTTATGAGGCCGTTGCTCTTACCGCTGAACTAAGCTTCCTGAGATACCAGAAATAAGCCCGCCATAGATTTATTTCTGGCACTGTTGCAGTTCTTGACCACCAACCGCAACAAAGGTTTTCTGAAACACTTTTAGATTTCAGAAAAGAGTGTTATAAAATGAACTTGCGGCATTAGCGAAACCGCAAACTGGGCTAACTGGATTCGAACCAGCAAATGCAGCAGTCAAAGTGCTGTGCCTTAACCGTTTGGCGATAGCCCATCAACCCCGGCGCACCATTAAAACCGGGGAAGTCGTGATATTAAGCTAAACAAGTATATAAAATAAGAGTTTCCGCTACTCTGGATGCCTCGACTTATCACTTTCATAGGCTTTCCCGAGCCTACATGGATTAAGTCGAAGCTGCGCTTTTATGAATTTAACCCTTTCGATTAACTCGATCGGGATAATTCCAATTGGAATCGGTAAATACATTTGTCACCTCGTGCAAATTAAGAAAATATTCAGTGCAAAACATATTTCTAAACAAATACAGAATAAAATCTGTATTACGCTTGTCTTTCCTTCTTCGTTCAGTATTGCTAAAGTGCCAGCTAGAACCAGAACAAAAAATGCAAGATTTACAGCTGTTCCAATTACATTAAGTGCATTCATTGTCTTTTTCCTCCCCGATTAAGAAGTCCAGAATTTTTTCTGCAATCTCTTCCTCTGGCTCAAATGGCATTCCACAGTAATTGTAGGATTCTAAAGCCGATTTTAGGCTTGATTTGAAACCATTGTAAATCTCTCCATGTTGTAGTAATTCGTGCCTTAAAACACAAATTGCATCAGTAATTGATTGAGAAGTGACACTAATTTGTGCTAGGCACTCCATTTCAATGTCTGGAACAGCCATCATTTCAAACTCAAATACTGGAATTTCATCTACTGCGGTGTGGAAATCAACTGAGCGTACATTCGGAACTTTATTTCCATCAATAAAACATTTTGTTCCACGCCAATCATAGGGGTTGGGGTTTGTGATCTTCACTATCGGCATCTTCGTACCCCTTTCTTTTAGTTTCACAGTAGAGAAGAAGGTGTTTCGCAATCTCTTCCAACTGTAGAATGTTGTATTTTGGAATTTCCCATGTTTTTTGTTTCAATAGTGGGGAAAGTGGAATACCTTCATTTGGTAGTTCGCAAGTTACTGTGGCATTGATAATCATGGACGCTGTATCAATGGGAGATTCTGGAAAACTATCCTTATTATCACTTATTGGTACGTATAGCATGGATAACTTTTTCCATTCTCCGTTTTCCTTTGAAAATATTTCTCCGTTTTGTACTTTAAGTGTTCTAATAGCTTCTCTTGGAATATCTTCTTCTTTTTCACATTTACGAACATCATTCCCAATGATGTATAAAAAACAATTCATCCCTCTTCTACCTCCCCGAAATATTTCTTGAAAAGCTTATGGCTGCAATACCACAGATATTGCATCACAAAAATTTTATCAATACATTCCAGACCATAATACATCACTCTGTACTCGGCGGTTCTGTCTCCGTTTTCATCAACACTATAACCAGCTAATTCAGATTTTGATTTTGCGCCAAACCATCTACCGTTCTTTGTAACAAACAAAGAAAGATTCCCATATTCACAAACATATGTGGCGGTTTGAGTATCATACAATCTGCCATCAGCTAATATTGCTTTTGCGTGAATTGGCTTCACCAGTTTCCGAATTGCCGGGGATTCCTGTCCAACATTTTCATATGCTTGGTTTGTTTCCGAAACACCTTTTTTATTTTTTAAGAAAAATTTAAGCACGTCTTTTCCTCCAGAAATATTCATCAACCGCCTGTCTTACAATATCCGATACGCTCCTGTCTGTTCGGTTCTTCTCTTCCAGGAGCCTTTTTTTCTGTTTTTCGGAAAATCGGATGCGGATGGATTCGGATTGCGGGTTATGCTTTTTCATAGGCAGTATCCATCTTTACGGAAAGAATCGGTTTCTCATCGGCTTTAGCCAGAAGCGTAATACCTTTCCCATTCTCCCAAGATGATGTCATGAGTTGAATATTTGAATTTCCGGTTTCGTTACAAATATTCAAAAGCTGTTGTGTTACATCCATCAACCTTGACCGAAGGCATCCGTCATTGCTTACTATTTTTTCCATCTTGTGCCTACCTTTCTGCGAATGTTATCAGTTATCACAAATCGTTTATTGCTTTTAATTTCTGATTAGCAATTTCGACCTGAGAAGCAAGTACGCTACGTGTCACATCTCTTATAAACGATTGTTCTAGTGTCATGCTTTCACTGTAAAACAACGTCGGAGCTGTGAGTACATAGATTTCAATATCCAAATCACAAAGCCGTCTCCATATTTCTTCGATTTCATTCTTGGTATTTCCAATATCATCAACTCCGCAAATAATTAATGAATCACCCTTTTTCATGTTTTCACAAAGAAGTCTAAAATTATTATTTTCATCTGCCAAATCGAAAATAAACGAGTCAATTTCTTCGTTCAAAAGTATCTTTTTCTTTGCTTCCAACGGGAACCATAATCCAGATTCTCTTGCGTATCCTATCTTCATGTTTTATACCTGCCTTTCTTGGTACTGCCTTATTTAGTGTTGGCAGAGAAACAGTTAAGGCTTACTGCTTTCGTGTTGCAATCACTATCCCTGCCATGTTAAGGAGAGCTTTTTTGTTTTTTCGGGAGGTTTTGGTGGTGACTACCGCTGACTAGGGTTTTATATATACCCCCTCCCCGGTCATCCAGTGCGGACGCTGGCAAGTCAGCCCGCCGCCCCATGGGACCCGCTGCCCTTGCCTGGTCGCTGTCTATCGGATGCCTTCGGCAGTGGTCAAGGGAATGTCAATGTCTTTAATATTTTATCTATACGACAAACACAGATTTGTCTTATAGATCTATTTATTTTTCTATACATAATGCACAAATATAATCGTCATTATTGTGCATATTGTATGATTCCATGCGTTTACTGCCTTTTGTCCGTCCATCATGTACATTTTTACCGATTCTGTACTCTTCCAGACTTTAAAGCTCCGGCTTTTCCATCTCTGGAAGTTCCAGCACCGCTTTGTGTTTCTCCGCGATCTCGGCGGCGGTTCGCCTTGGCTTTCCGCTGTTCTCGTCTGCGCTTCTTCCGTTTGGAGCATTCCATCCATATTGGGTGTTAAGCTTCATTGCAACGCCTGTATTATTCCTGTCACTAATTCCGATGTTAGATAGAGAATGTTCATCCATTAATCTAATTTTTTTCACTAAGTCAAGGTGTGCAGTGCTTGCAATCTCCCTGTATTCACCCCTATTGTTTAACTTCCATTCCTGTATATCTTTTATTACATTACCGTCTATATCTATATATATCTTTGATTTATAATCACCATTTAACCAATTATACATAGTCTGTTCACTTATTTTTATATATCTACTAAAACCTTGTATATTAACCTCTTTGTTATATGTTTTACAAATTTGTTCGTATCTGTCTAAAATATAATCAATAAGTGGTGCATTATCAGAATCTATAATAGTTTTTCTGTTATATTTTAAAGTCACATTATCTGGCTTTAAAAATATGTGATCTCCAGCGTAAGACATGGCAGCTTCAAAAGTGTTCTGCGGCGTTTTTGATAAATCATCAATCTTGTATCTATTGCAAAAAGCCAATAAATAACTTTCTGTTTCTTCCTCAAAATTTTCTAGAATATCCTCTGTTGATCTCATCATGTCTCACCTCACTTTAACACGTTAATTTGTAAATAAAAAAAGAGAATGTCACCAGGTAAAGCTTATTCCCGGAAAACTTCCGGGTGTTCGGGTACATTCTCTAAAACTTAAAACTTAAATAAAATATTCTGTTTTCTTTGTTGCTGATACCTTAACACAGTTTTTAATATCTTGTCAAATTTAATTTTGCATAAAATAAAACCATTTATTTTGTTAGTAATTAATAAATAATAATTGGGGTATTATATTATAATCTTTATTTATATTTATATCTTATATATTATTATACGGTACTGTATAGCATATCTTTTAATAAACTCCAGCTTTAGGAATCTAGGAAGGGCAGAGAATAATTATATAATTATATATAATATAAGGGCGGCTACATTTTCGCAGATTTGCATAATAAAAGCCAGACCTTCCAGGAGTTTCTATCCGGCGTGATCTGGCTTGTTATGCGTGTTATTTAATTAACGATTCTGTGTACTTTCAGCCTCTGCCCTTCCTGAGTTCCGTCAGCTCTCGTTATTTGATAGCTTAAAGAAGTTCTAGAAAAATGTCAAGCAGTATTTTAAAAATATTTTTCTTGACAATTTGTGAAAATCTGTGTTATTAAAATATTAACAGGCTTGGCGGCGGTCTGTACTCTGTCCATAGCCGCCATAAATAAGCATTTTAAAAGCCCCGGGATTAATTTCCTAGGGCTTTATTTTATGGCTAATTCATTCTTTTTAGTATTTCTTTTTCCAAAAATCTAGATTCATAAAAATTTTTATTATTTGCATATTCCTTTAATAAATTTTCATTTGACAATTTTAACATGCTATAAACTTCTTGCTTTCTTTTCGAGAGTTTTTCCTGTTCTTCCTTTATTCTTTCCAATCTTCCATTTACCACGGCTATTGTTTCAAGATTATATAAATCTTCACCGTTTAGGATTCCAGATTTTATCAACTGATATTCTTCTAGATACATTTTATTTTTAATTTCATCATAATACAAATAATTTGATTCATCAATGATTTGCATAATTTTAAAATCAAAGTCATCATTTTTTAGAATATCTTGTTGTATTAATTTGTTATTGTGTTTTCCTCTTCTAATTTCGCAAGAGTGAGATTCAGCACGTTTTTTTAATTGTGTTGAAGATCCTATATATCTTTTTCCGGTTCTTCGGTTTATTATTGTGTATACTCCACATTGATTTTTATTTGGAATATTATTTAACTTGCTCACTGTAACCACTTCCTTTCTATGATTACAGTATATATTATTAGTGCTTAATTGTCAATGTTATTTTGTGCTTAATTTACTTTTTCATTTTATCCATTTTATCAAGTTCCGCAAGGATTAATTCCCTTGCAAAAGCATTGGTTTTTAATCCGTATGCATTTATCCTGTCAAGTGTTCCTTGTGGCAGAATTACGTTTATTCTATCCTTATTTTTCATACATTTCTTTACTGCTTCTCTATTCTTTATTGCTTTTTCTTCCGCTGTTAATTCTGCCATGTTTAGCCCTCCTTTATTTTTCTTTATTATAATATGTAAGTGCTTAATTGTCAATAATTTTAGTGCTTAATCAAATTGCATAATTTTGTAAGGCTTATTAGTGCTTAATTTGGTTGTTATGTCAATTGTAATTAGTGCTTAATTATTGTATTATAATATCAACAAAGGAACAAAAGAAACAAACAACCGGAACCGCCCGAACCACTCAAGCCAATGAGGACATAAGGAAACGGACTGATTAATTGAAAAACTCTAGTTCCCGGAAAATAAAAAAAGCCCGGGCAAGCTTCCAACTAATCCCGGGCACCAAACTAAAAAGGAAGGCAACCCTATTATAACAGGGGTGAGGGTGAAAATCAATGAGTAAATATTTTAAGAGCGTAACAAGTTATCAAGATTTGAAAGATCAGTATAGAAAACTTTTGAAAGAAAACCACCCGGACAACGGCGGCGACCTGGAAAAGATGCAAGAAATTAACGTAGAATATGACGCAATGTTTAAAATCTGGAAAGATCGCGCAGCTGTTGCAAATAATCTTTCAGAAGAAGAAAAAACAGAAACCGCAAGAAGCACAAGACGCCATTTTTACAGTGCTTACGGCTGGGAGGGTTCAAGATACGATGTTAATTTGTCATTAAAAGAGATTGCTAAAATTGTAAGAGCCTATGTAAAAGAAAAATACCCAACTTGCAAATTTAGCATTCGCACTCATTACGCAAGTATGTGCCAGTCATTAAGCGTTGATTTGCTGGAATTCCCGGAACGGATGTATAAAACCGCTGCGGAACTTAAAGAAAACTATTATACAGAAAACGCATATACAGATAAGGACGGAAAAACTCAGAGCTACAAAACCATGTCAGAAGAAATAAACGAGATGTGGAGAAAATTAAATAGAAATAATATTTTTACACTTGACAGCTGGACAGATGACGATCTATTGAAATGCTATGAAAAAGTTGTTTTTGAGGAAAACAAATCATTTTTCGGGGTACAAACTGAATATTTTAAAAGCGTTGTTGATGATGTAAACGCCTTTATTGCTTCTTATAATTACGATGACAGCGACAGCATGACGGATTATTTTGATGTTAATTTCTACGGCGGAGAAGTTGATTTTAGCAACTGTAAATATGTTCCAAAAGTCGCCAGAATTAAAAAGCAGAATACAGCCCCGGCAGCAAAAGAAAATAAAGAAGAATCAAGCGCCGCAGAAATTGAAACAAGCGGAAAAGCTTATACAGTGGAAGAAAGCCAGCACACAAAAACAGGCGAAAAGATTTATCTTGTAAAATGGCTCGATACTCTCAGCAGAGAAAGCTATAAAGAATTAAATAGCCAGATTAAAAAGTTAGGCGGCTATTATTCGAGATTTACACATAGTTTTATTTTTAAAGATGATCCTACCGAAATTTTGAAAGAGGTAAAAATCGCATGATAGAATGTAAAACAAATTGTTGCAGGTGTCAAAAATATGGCACCTGTGAACGATCACAAGAAAGATTATTTGAAAAGCTTTTTACTCGTTACGGATATGTACAGAAAGAAATGAGTAATAAAACAATACATATTTACGAACAACACCCGGAAAACTTACACAGTGAAAAGGAAATTTTAGAAAGATTCAGTCATGCAAAAGGAACTATTGAAGAATTAGAAGAAATGTTATTAGAATTAAAATCTTATCAAATAGAATTGTCAAAACGTTATAATTATATTTTAACTTCTCCCATAAAAAAGAAGATAGAATTAAAAAGAGAAAAACTCTATAGAAAAAACGTTATTTACTATATAAATTTTTATGATGTTAATTTAAATGACGGTCATGAGGAATTGACAAATTTTATAAAATATTCTGGAATTGAGCGAAAACAAGCGTTATTGCATTTTGAACAATTAAAAAAAGAAAATCCGAATGCTTTTTTTAAAAAAGATATTGAGCGTAATAAATGGGAAAAATAATGTGGAGGTCTAAAACATGAAATATCATTACATAGCAATTTCAACACGCACAAATGACAAAAACTTTGCGTCTGTGCTTCGGGTTTCAAACTCTGACAATTTATTATTTTCATTGCAAGTCCCCGGCATTACTTCCGCAAATATTTGTAGCACAAAAAAAGAAGCTGAAAAAGTCGTTGATTTTTGGAACAAGTGTTACAAGAAAAATAAAACTTATGGAGGGTTTTAAAATGATAACAATCAAGAAAGCCACGCAAGTGCAGACAATCGCCGCCATAAAAAGCGGTGATTTCTCCACAGTTGATACAATCAACAGAAAAGCTGAAAAGGAAGCAATGGAAATCTTCAAGGCTGTTGCTGGTGGCGTTATTAAATTAGCTTATTGGGATATGTCCCCGGTAAAGCGTCGGGATGGTAAAAAGTCTGTGATGCGATATGCGCTGCACAGATCAACAAAAAAAGAGAACTGTTTGCAACTCTCCTGTATGGAGCTTATCGGCGGCGAGATCATCCCCACAAGTGACAAACAATTTAAAATTAATGATGATTACGACCGCCGGGAATTTTTCCGCAGTCTTCCAGCTGTTACAAAAATGACTTTTAAATAATAGGGCGCGTCTTTTTATATCCTGGCTCCCAGGGTGAAGGGAAGAAAGATAAAAACATGAAAAATTCAACTTTTAAGGAAAATGTAAAAAAGCAACTTGAAGTAAATAAAAAAATACATGCTATGGGCTTAGATGTTTGGTATGATAAAGAATTTAAGCATGTGCGCATATATAAAACGTATAAAAACGAATACAACCAGGATACTATAAAATTTATTGGCTATATTGATAATAATTTTAATATTGTTATAAATGAATAATTTTCCACTGCTTCCCGGTATCCAGTCCGGCGGCACGTTCACGGCGTGCAAGCGGTTTTTTGGCATTCTGCCAGATGCACCTTGCAAAGTTAATATAATAAGTCAATCAATTAATGCGCTTTTTTATCCGTAAATGGCTTTTAATGCTGTTAATGGGGATTTTGCAGCATTTGCATTTTGAGCCGCTTAAGAGCCTTTAAATCGCTTTTTAGTGCGCCACATGGTTTATTGACTGTCTGCGGCTATGGGTGTATAATAGCCTTGTGTAGCTATGTGCGTAGCTTGTCCAGTCTTCCCGGTGATCTGTCGCAGTTGACCGGGCTATATAACAATTAGGGCTATACGAATATATTGCGATATGCTTGCATAACGCCGTATTTGTCTTTTTAAGGCGTTTTATAATCGTAGTCAATAAAGTATAGGCTAAATACGTTACAAGCCATTTAAGGCTTATTTTGCAAGAGTATTATTGTATTTTTATTACTGCATTATATGCCATTTGCTGTTATGATCTATTATCTGTGGGCGGTTGGTTCTGATCTGCCAGGGATACGGCCGGCGGTCGGCTTTGTTGACGTTCAATCATTCCTGGCAGCGTCCCGGCTTCATCGGTTCGGCGTGGTATCGGCTCTCGGTGCTGTCCCTGGTTGGCTTTTGTAAGCGGAAAAGTCGCAACTGCTCAAGGTTTCAATAGTTGCAACTAACTTTTGGATGATTCCTAAATTTCAACATCATTTTGGCAGCCAAAAATCAAGGAAATCCAGAAAAAAAGTGGCAACCAGAAAAATTCTCGCATTTTCTAGTTACCACTTAAATTTTAATTTTGCACAAATATTTCTATAGCGTAAAGTTCTGAATGGTTCAAAATTCACAATTTGTTTAATCCTTCTTTCTTCCGTGTTCCATATCTTCTGTGGGATGATTTCTCTAAACGTTCCGTCCTCTTCATTTGGGACTTTGAAAGTTTCTTCTTTCTCTGGTAATTATCAGTCGTTGTTCCCATTCACGCCCTCCTTGTTAATCTTCTGATTCCTGGTTTCAAAGTTTATAATTTCCGTATCTGTTTCCAATTCTTCCGGTATTCTTCCAACAATGATAACTCGCAGTGGCTTCAATCTTCGTTCCATCTCCTTGAAACCAACGCAAAATTCCAACCGTGCCGCCTTGCTCTTTACTCTTCCATTTGTGCAACAAGCAACTGTGCTTCCATCTGGTAGCCCATCAAAGCACCAGTCCCAACAGTATTCCGGCAATATGCTTACGTTCGGAATTACCGGAATATCATTCAAGATCATGTAGTGAGCCAGTGCATGATTTCGGTATTTATTCCACAGACACATTATCAGTGGCATTCCATTCTTGCCTACCGATATGCTGAAATCTGGCATAATGACTGCATGAAAACATTTTAAATGCTCCATATACTTGTCTGGCTGATTCCATAATCTTTGAAACTGTACATCATCCACGTAGAAATTTACATCCAACTCCCGATGGTTCTTAATCTTTCGGCTGAAGCTCTCCGCAAAGTCTACAGTATCTTTGCCTGGATGGATAAAAGTCTTTGGAATTTTCGGTATTCCGTACTTGCCATCAAGGTCTGCATCCGTGATTAAAAACTCTTTCATTACGTCATAAGCTGTATGTATCATTGATTCCACTCCCATTTTTTCTCTTATAGTGCTAAAAGGTACTTATATTTGAAAAATACCATATCTTGTGTCTTAATGCAAGTTTTCCTACTAAATATCTTGTGTTGTTCTGAATGTAGAGTGAAAATCATATCGTCAGAACAACGCAAAGGAAATCCCCATTTTTCAAGGTTTCCAGACCTCAATTGAAATGTTAGTGTTGCACATGTAGCCGCCAACGGTTCCACGGTAATTTTTTCAAAAAGTTCATTGACAATCTGTCTGTTAATATCTTGTGGAGTAACGCCTTTGAACTTTTCTAGCTGTTCTTTAATAGCACTTAATTGTATTTCTACTGGCTCTGGACTTTTGGTATTTTGTATTTCTAGAATATGGCTCTCAATCTGCTTTATCTGCTTCATGTATTCTTTATTTCTTGAAATAAATTCATCATCAGATATTTTTCCATCCAGATTATATTCCAGTATTTTTTCACGTTTTTGTTTTAACAGATCAATCTGTTTTTCAAGTCGTGAGATTTCGTTTTTATTGTCTGGAATGTTTTTAATCGAGGACTGCAAAATTTCAAAATATTCCTCCAAAATGCTATCAATGTTTTCAGAAGATTTATTTATTAATTCTGCGATTACTTCTTTCAGTTCTGATTCTGCCAGTCCAAATGAATCACATGAAGCTGCTCCGTTTTTTATCTTATAACTACATACCCATCGAACATCTTCTTTTCCTCGAATATAATGTTGCTTCATCCAGTATGGTGCTCCGTCGTTAGCGCAGAAAAGTTTTCCAGTGAAAATATTTTCACTCTTAAAAGAGGTTTTTCTTGATTTTATAGCTTCTCCGCGCTCCCTTAAATACGCATTTGCCTTTTCCCAAGTAATATCGTCAATAATCTGCGGTACTCTGGAACCATCGTCTTTAAACATTACCCATTCTGACTGCGGAAGAAATTCCTGCTTTTTTGTGAACATATCAACGATCTTGACTTTTCCTCCGCAATAGTATCCTTTGTATTTTGGATTCCGAATAATATTTTTTATGACATCTCTACTGATCTTACCGCCTTTGAAACTTCTATATCCCATATTCCAGAGTTTTTTTTCGATTCTTGGTGTAGACATTCCAGAAGCATAGTCTCGAAAGACCATTCGAACCATATCTGCTTCTTCCGGGATTAGCTCAAGTTTTCCTTGATGATTTGAGTATCCATACATTCTGTGCCCAAGTACAACACCGTTTTTAATTGACTGTGCATGGCCAAATTTTATTCTTGAAGATAATTTTCTGATTTCGTCCTGTGCTACTCCAGCCATAATTGTTAGCCTAAGTTCACTATCTTCATCAATGGTATTGATTCCATCATTTTGGAACCACACGCACACACCGTAAGACAACAATTCTCTGGTATATTGGATGCTGTCAAGAGTGTTTCGCGCAAATCTCGAAATTTCTTTTGTGATAATCATGTCAATTTTTCCGAGCTTTGCATCTTTGAGCATTCTTTGAAATTCTTCTCTTTTATCTGCATGCATTCCAGAAATACCATCATCAATGTAAGAACCTGCAAACTTCCATCTGTTGTTAGAATGTATCAGCTCTTCAAAATGTTCTTCCTGGTGCTTGATGGATGCTTGCTGTTCAATCTTTTCGGTTGAAACCCTGGCGTAATAAGCAACATTCAGTTCGATGTCATAAATAGAACAACTCCTTAATTTTTCTCTGACATAATAAATATTCATAGTGCATTTCTCCCTTAATAAACAGGGAGTGGAATCATATAAAGTATAACACCTCATATAAATCCACTCAATACATTTTTGCTATTTTCTAATGCTGATTTCATCTTTAATTTTATCTCTTGTTTTCTCATCTATCAGACCAAGTGAGAACATTCTTTCGTTTATGGCATACAATATAGCTTTTTCCATTAAATGTCCCTCCAAGTAATTATCTAATTTTTTACGTTGTTTTCCTTTATCTTTTGTATGCCCTATAATTTCTACCATTATTCTCTTTTGAACGATTCTGCTCTATTTTAAGTACATAATTATCACGTTTTACAACAAATCAAAGATATTGACCTGTCCGTCAATCTGAGTTTCTTCCAGATTGTAAAATTTGCAAGCTATATAATCTGGATTCCAATCAGTTTCCAGTTCGTATTGCAGGCACTGCGGATGCTTTCCATCACGGAAGAATCTGCAATCTGAACAGGTATGCTGATAAGCTGTACCACAAGACCGCTTATACATTTCGCTTATCTTTCTCATAGAATCACTCGCTTTACTCTTGAATTTCCTCTCGCTTTCTTTTTGAAGATACCATTTTTAACACAATCCCTCGGATCACATCCTCTGCTATGTTCTTCGATCAAGATATAATCACAGGTTGCATTTGTACTCCATGCATTTTCACTCTTGCTGTAATAGTCGCATTTCGAGCATTGTCTCCGCTTTAGGCCTATAATTTCAGTGCTTTTTAATTCTCTCCATGGTTTTCTATCTGGCATTTTTCCACACCTCCCAATCTGGCAGAATCTATAATTTTTAAAAGGTCTGGGCTTAGTTTTCTTCGTTCTTGTTCTCTCTGTACTTCTGCCCGGTAAGTCCTTTGAAAGTTGGACTGAACTACACTCCACCATGTACCATCCACATTTTCAGATACCGCCCATTCTCTAAGCTGTGCCGGGCTTGATACTGCTTTCTGGATGATTTTTGGGAGTTTATCAAACTCTGTTTCTGCATTATATGTAGAATTCTGAATAGCTTTGCATACCTTTTCCCATGCTTCCGTTTCGTTCAATTCTTCCTTTTGTGTCAGAAGGCTCTGCGCGCATTGTCGTAATGCAGCTATTGTAGGTTCTTTCCATTCGGTCTGCATATATTTCTTCAACCCAAAACTTAAAAGCTTGTAATCTAGGTCTTTAAGGAGACCATACCAAGTATCAAAAGCATATTGATCTGGAAGAAACGATGGAGAAGTGTACACAGCTTTCATTGCCTTTACCAGTACAGCCCATTCTTCCCTTGTCATACCCAATTATCCACCTCGCTTACTCTGTTTTGAATTTTCTCCATGTAGCTGCACGGTCTATTCGTAGACTTGTCTGCGTATTGCCCTTCAAATACTTTTGCGAAATTTCCAGGCTTTAAGAACCAGTCAAACGTAACCATCCAGCCATTTTTATTTTGCCCTTGTAAGAATGTGCTGCGCCGAATATTTTCAATTGCTTCCAGAATATCTTCAACACAGTTTTGGCGGATTCTGGCTTTCACTGCTTGTTCTCGTTTTGGTGTCATTCTTTTTACAGGAGTAATACCAAATTCTTCCAGGCTGTTCCATTCGGTGATAATTCGTTGGACGTCAGTCTGACGAATAGTATCTTTAGATACTATTAAATCATTCTCTTCTTCTATTTCTTTTTCTTTATTATCTAATTCTTTTTTATCTAGTTCTTTATTATATACTTCTGCCGAGCTAACGTTAGTTTTACTGTTAGCTTTACCGTAAAGTTTACTGTTAGTTTTACACTCTATTTTGTCTTTCTGCTTTTTTCGATATTCTTGCATATAATTTCTCATATACTGGCTTTTTTGCTCAATTTTATCTAGATTTTGATATTTTCCCCAGTTTGGAATTGTGTAAACACCGGAAACAATTTCAATCATTCCGTAGTTTTCAAATGTTTTTAACGCTAATCGAACTGTATTAATGTCTCTTCTAAATACTGTTGCCAACATTTCATCTGTATATGCAATTTTATCGTTTAAAATAAAAACACCACTGTTGTTATTTTTCCCGGCTAAGCACAACAATTTAAACCAGATTACGATAATGCTATCCGCACTTGGCAAATTTTCAATTAGCATTATTTTTTCATCATCAAAAATGTCTGAACATATTTTTATCCATTTTACATCGCTTGCCAATTTTGAAATTCCTTTCTCCAATTCCTGGCTTTTTCAAAAGTGTTTATCTTAATTCAACTTCAATTCCATTGATTTTCAGTTCTCCATTTACCGGAATTACAAGGGATGGAACACCATTTATTTCTTTCAGTTCAATCAGAGCAATTTTATCTGTCTGGATGCAGATTGTTGTATCTGGTGTTACAATTTTTGCGGTTTTTGAATTATGGATATTGTCAAGGGCAACAGGCTCATTGCTGAAATACATTTCCCAGTTTTCTTTGAAATCCAACAACTTCTCGTCTGGAACTCCGCAATATCCAAAAATCTGTTCCATTTCGTCACATGATACAGTTATCATCTCTGGGCTGTCTTTCTTCTGTTCTCTTACTTCCTGCAAAGATTCAATTAGGCTTTCAGTGAAATTGAATGTTGTGTTTCCATTGAAATTATCCATGATGAAATCCGAAAAAACATTGTTCTCATTCCCTGGTATACGTGGAACTGGTGTGCCAAGAACATTTTCGATGAAGTCTGGATGAATATTCTTTGTGTTTTTGTTGAAATACAAAGTTCCATGAATATCAGTGCTTCTGTCATTGAATACAGGGAATAAGAATCCTGTTTCTGGTCTTGAGACTACCCAATCACGAATACGATCTTTGATGTTATTTTCAGCTACATCATAGCTAAGCCCAGCCTTTGAAAGATTCACTGGGCAAATGCTGCACAGAATGTGTTCATAAATTTCTTCTGATGCATCGTGCATTTCGGTTCCATCAGAAGCTTTTCCTGGAATATCATATACTGCATGAATGAGAACTATGTAGTAATTTTCTGGATAATCGTAATTTTCAATCACTTTGTCGTAAAACTCATCCAAAAGATCATCATCTTTAAGCTTACTTGCTCTGATCCGCATAAGAAATTCCTGTGTTCCACCCTCTTTTTCCTGTGCTAATGGGAATTCAAGATTCATAAGGCTTTTTCCAAGTCTGCCAGACATGGTTTTCTTGAAAATGTCAAAATACTTAAACATTTCTTCCTCTGGAAGGGAAAGGAAAGCTTCTTTAATTTTGGTTTTCTTATTTTTTTCTGCATCCACATAACAACCACAAATGCGTGTGATTGCACAATTGGCTGGTGTAAACTGCTTCTTGATCTCTGCGATTTCTTTCTTATTCATGATTAATCCTCCGCTCCAAATATTTTTCTTAAATTGTTCTGGTAATTCTTCACTGTTTGTTCGATAGTGTTATAAGTTGGTCTTAATCTGCATCTTTCTTTGTAACCATCGCATCTTGTTCCAAAAAGAATGGAATTTCGACATATTCCATCTTGACTAGCGCAACATTTATTCATTCTTCTTCATCCTTTCTGCTTCTCTCGCCTGTTTCTTTTCAATCCACTTATTAATTTTCTCATCAGAAATCATGTACATTTGCTTTAACATTTCGATGCAGATCAATACATCTGCAATTTCTTCTATCATGTTATCACGGTTGATTTTTCCACGTTTTGCCTTGCTGATTGCCTGGATAAGTTCGGCGCATTCTTCCATACAGACTGTACTTTGATTATTTTTGCCGTAATGCAAAATACTTTCTGCGATAACACCTTTATTAATCTTTATCCCTGTGATTAATCCGGCAAGAGCCTTTGCTCCAGAATCACACGCCCATGCTTCCTTGAGATATTTTTTCTGCCATTCATCTTTGTTTTCAGAACTTTCAAGGAAACATAAATGCTGGTCTCTCATATCGGATAATATGTCTTTTGCTTCTTCTGGTTTCATATTAATTTCCTCTTCATCATCAATCTCAACAATTTTTAAGTCTGCGAAATCACAACCCATTGCGAATCCGTCAATCATTTTCTTCTTAACTCCAAATACCTCTATCATGTAAGAATTATTTTCCATGATTTTTATTACATCTGACTTTTTAACATATTCAGCCATTCTTCATCTCCTCCAACTTCTTCTCTATCGGATTAATAATCTCTTCCAATGCCTGTTGCTCATAATTTTCTTTCCAGATTTTTTCTCTTTTCCAAAATTGGATTTTCATAATCTCATTTATTAAATTAATACACGCTATTGCTTCTAACATTCCCCAACATCCATCACAGGCTCTTTCATTGCACCAGTTTATAAATTCTTTAAATTTCATTTTTGAGTTCCTCCAACTTATTTTCAGCTTCTTCACGGGTGAGGAATACCACAACATTCAATTCTCCAAGCCATTCATCCTCGTTCGCCCATAAAAACCATCTGCCGTCTTTTCCGTATTCAATTCCGCTTACCACGTTTTTTCGAATACCCATGCCATATATATCCCATACAGTTGTGCCAATAGGACACGGAAATCTCACAAGCAAGCCCTGTTCTTCTAAGTCTTTGTATTTCTTCAACTCTTTCTGCATTATCGCTAATTTAGCAAGTTCCAATCCAGTAAATGCACCGTTTTCTTTGAGTTCCTTTAATTCTTTTAAAGTGCCAATATCTTTGTAAGACTTTAATTCTTCAAGCCACTCTGCGATTTGTTCATACTCCTTTACATATTGATTTCGTATATCTGCATTTAACTCATTTGCATCTTCTGAACCCATATCTGCATTCTCGATACTCCATTTATAACGATTTGCAACTATCTTTAACTGTTTAATACCATCATCAATTAGAAATCTCTCCATCTACTTCACCTCTTCCATCTGACTTTCTACAGTATCTGCAAGTAACTTCAAGGACTTAATAAACGAGTCCGTCAATGCTGTTTTGTATGGGTTTTTAGTGAATGTTCTGACAAGGCTTACTGCATCCTTGATTTTTTCTTCATCTTCGACGATTTCAGATGCTTCACACAATGTTTTTTCATTGTCTCTGTAAGTAACAACCTTGCTACTATAAAAATTCAATAAGTTTGGAAACGGAATTTCGATAGGGTTTAAATGGTCTTCTCTCGCCCATGTGAATCCCTGAAGCTTTGCCATTTTTATAACACTCAAATATTCTCCCTGTGTCTTTACGAACACGCTCTTCCCTGTTAAATCAATCATCAAAATTTCCTCCTGTAATCTCATCAATACACTGGTTCCATCCTTCTGCAAAGCCAGCATCAGACGCAAGCCGGATTCTTTCAATTGCTTTTTGTTCTAAATCCATAATATTTACACTCCAAATCTTCTAACCAATTCTTTATTCAAATCTGGGATTCTTACATCTGTTTCAGATTCAAATTCCTCAATCATGCTCATAAAGCTTCTTTCGCCACGGTTCGCTTGTCCCACAAACTCATTTGCACAATTGATTACGTCTAAAAGCCTTTTGGTTGAAAATCCATGCAGTTTTCTTAATGCCAACATCATAGTTACGGAATTGATCGTATTCGCCCAGTCATCACCAGTATTGAATCCATCGTTATAGGCTTGATCTTGCATGATTTCCAACTCTTTACGTGAGTTCTGCATGGCTCTGGCGAATGCCTGTGACATTTGATTGTCACAAGCCAGCACCCTATTTTTCTTTGGTGCTTTCATCTTTAATTTGCTTCCCATATTTTTCCCTTTCGTATCTGTATTCCGTCAAACGGTATGCTCTCGATATTCCCGGATGTTCTGTGGCAATCAGAGAATCCATCTCCAATTGCCGCATATGTCTCTGGACAGTGCATTTTGTGAGGTCTGTCCCATCCATGATTTCTTCGTAAGAAGGCATATATCCGTGTTTCTCAAAATACTCCACCAGAAATCTGTAAATATCGTTTCTGGCAGATTGTCCCTCATTATATTTTCTCTGACGGTAATTCATACGCAAAACGGCTATTCTGCCGCAGTATTACTTTTCTCTTCACGCATTTTATTTAATCTTTCCGCAGCTTTCTTTTTCGTTTCGTCGGAATATTTTCTTGGTGGATTGATTTTAATGTAGGAATAAGGCAAGTGGGCGAAAATAGATCCATCGTTATTTCTGGCAATAATTTTCACATCTTCTGGAAATTCCTTTTCTAATTCCTCGCATCTGTTCTTCTAGGCACTTCCATTCTTGGCAGTAAGCCCTACATAATCTCTTCCGGGAATCCACTCAATAACACATTCATTGGTATTCTCTGCCATGTAATCACTCTCCTTTTAAATAATCAAAGATTGATATTTGCTGATAACATTGTTTTACGATAAAAAATCCTCAATACTCATTTGTCCTACCGGGCAATCCATTACATTTCCATTCAGTGCTTCTTCTACATTTGCTTTCATTTGTTTAAAATAGCTTTCTTTAAGTTCACATGAGATTGCTCTTCTTCCAAGTGTTAAAGACACAAATGGGGTGGAACCGATACCACCGAATGGGTCAAAAATTATATCTCCTGGATTGCTCCATAATTCAATGCAGCGCTGAATAACTTCCAGCTGCAAAGGGCAAATATGACGTTCGTCCTTATCTTCTCGTGCAGATTTTTTCTGTAATGTATCGCTCTGCCTAATGTCCATCCATACTGGACTTGCGTAGTTTTGCCACACATCAACAGGAAAAGTCTCGTGTGTATGCGAAATTCGTTCTGGATTTTCTCCTGGCTTTCTCATTGTGACAATATAATCCGGGATTCCCTGCCTGTTCATTGCACTATCTTTTCTAATCTGCTTATGCAGCAGTCCCAATGCTTTTGTTCTTTGCATTTCAGTTACTGGATTTTTCCAGATGGTAACCTTACTATGGTAAATAAATCCGCAATCTTCAAAAATCTGTCGCATGATTGCTGGAAAGTCTTTCAAGCCAATCACGCCGTCACGCTCTTTCATAAGCGGCAAGTCCATACAATGAAAACTAAGTAATCTTCCGGGCATTGTTATTCGATACAGTTCTTTTGCCAGATAGATAAAATGGTTGTAAAATTCATCATCTCCCTTACTATTCCCCATATCCCGGTCACTGTTACTGTATGTATACAAGCTAGAAAATGGTGGTGAAAATACTGTATAATGAATACTTTCGTCCGGGATTTCTTTTGTGATTTCGCAAGAATCGCCGTTGTATATTGCGTATTTTTCTTTAACAACCTGGTCTAAAACATTCATGCTGTAAATTCCTCCCAATCTGGCAATTTCATTTCTTTTGTTGGCTCATAAGGCGTACTTATACGGCAAGTGCTTTTAAGCTCTTTTTTTGTTATTTCCTTTGTTAATTCTGTCATTTCAGACTGCATTTTCTGGAAATCACATTGCTTCCTTTCAATATTTTCCTTTACGCAGCCTTCCTTCGCGGAAATAATAATGTAAACATTCACAGGCTTCTCTTGCCCGAACCGCCAACACCGTCTGACTGCTTGGTAATACTGCTCATAGCTATCTGAAAGTCCAGTAAATATCATATTGTGGCAATTCTGCCAGTTCATGCCGAACCCTGCAATTTTGGGCTTTGTGATAAGGCATTTGACCGTTCCATCAGAAAACGCCAACATAGAGTTGCTTTTATATTCTGATTTATCAGAGCCTTTTACTTCCACGGATTCAGATATCAGTTCGCTTAATCTTGCTGATTCGTCATTTAAATCACACCATACAAGCCATTTCTCATTTGAACTATTTACAAGTTTCGCAGCTTTTTTACATCTAAGTTCAAGACTTTCCTTTCTGGCTTCTCTTCGTTCTGTAAGTGTTAATGATTCTTTTATCGGCTCATTTCCGTCTACAATAATTTCGTTAATGTTAAGTTTCGGAAGATCGTAGCCAGATACTTGATACCCGATATTTGCTGGGTTATCTACAAATACACTGAATGTTGCCAGCCATTGCCAGAATACATCTGTTGCATGCCCCTTTAATCTCCATTTAGATGTTTGTCCACCGTCATGCACAAAGAACATTGATAACATTTCCGACCGTGTCATAACGCCGCAAAATTCGCTGTGATTTCCTATTTCCATATAGTCATTGGGGGCTGGTGTTGCAGTACAAGCCAACTTATAAGGAACTGAATGAAAATTCTGAATAATTGCTGTTCTGACTTTTCCAGAATAAGATTTAAGAATACTACTTTCGTCAAGTACAACTCCCACAAATTCATTTGCAACAAATTTATCCATTTTTTCATAATTGGTAATATTAATACCGCTGATACATTCAGATTGGCTTTCCACAACTTTTGCAGTATAACCAAATTTTTCAGCTTCACGCTTCGTTTGATCCGCCACAGCCAACGGTGCAAGAATAAGAACCATTCCACCAGCGTGTGTGCAAACTTGATGTGCCCACGAAAGTTGCATTGGTGTTTTTCCTAAACCGCAATCAGCAAATATGCAGGCTTTTCCTTTCTTTAAAGCCCATCTCACAATGTCTTTTTGAAATTCATACAACATTGGATTTAATTCCGATTTATCAATATCAAACCCACTGCTTTCAAGAACAAATCGTTTGCTCTTTAAAAAATCTTCATAATTCATTTTTAAAAGAAGCCCGGTGCACCCTTACGTCAGCTGAAGGCAAGCTCCTTTCATTTTTTTATTTTTTATCTTTGGAATTTAGCCAGTAGAACTACTGGTGTGTTAGAATCAGTGATAATTTTCTTCATTGAGTAATTCGTTGAATTTTTCCAACGCCTTAATAGATACTTTGTTATTTGCTTTTTCTGGTCTGATTGATACGTTTAAGTGAGTATCAATGATGTGTTTTAGCTCTCTTGCAAGGATTATTTTGCCCTGTTGGATTCCCTGTCTGTATGTCTTGGGCGGTTTATATTGCCCTGTTACTTGCTTTCCAGCTGACTGGCCACCAGCTGTAATGTTGTACATCTGGAAGCCTTTATCTGCAAAAGCCTTGATTGTTTCAATTTCTTTCTGGTCAAGCTCATCCTTTCTACATGTTCTATATGAAAGCTTCCAACCAGTAGGATTACTTTCACTGTAAAACTTATGCTTTTTAAGGCTTAATGCTATGTGATCGTATTCTCCTAAATGGCTCGCACATCTCTCACGAAGTCTGATTGCTTGCCCCACATAACTGCGTCGAATACCAGCTTCATCTACCCTGTAAAAAGCATATATGCCACTAGAATTAGGAATCCCTGGACATATCTTCTTTATTCGCTCTTCTCGTTCTTTCTTTATTGCGAATATTTGTGCGTAATTCAAATTTAGATCACCTTCTTTCAGCCGAACGCTACCTGTCCGTTATTTTGCATATAAATCATCGGTGCAGTTTTGCGCTCTCCAATTTTCAGATACGAACAATTTGCTTTCACAAGTGCTTCTGCCATAACCGGAACCACACTGTTTCCGATTCTTGCTACTTGTTTCGCAATCGGGTAATCTCTCCACTTGTAATCCCGATCAATAATGTAATCTTTCGGAAACCCTTGCATTACCTTTAATTCTTCTGGCTTTAACATTCTTAGAAAAATATCTGATATGATATATTTCTCTCCATGGATATCAACCAGGACATTTACCAGTCCAAACCTGTCTTTTGTGGTAATGGTTCCAAGCGGTTCATTTAATACTTGACCACATCCTGTTCCGTAATACTTAACAAGAAATGCAGATATCACTCCGAAGTGACCGGGTGAAGTTGTTATCGTATGAAGTGGCTCATCACATCCTTGACCTATTCCAGTTTTGTAATATTTTGTAATAAATGCGGTTACAAGTCCGTATCTGTTTGAAGTATCAATAGTCTTAATCGGATCTGTCAGTAATTGCCCTCTGGAATCACCTTCTCTGGTTTCTCCATGATACTGAATAATAAATGCCAGTGCATCTTTGTTCTTTACAATATATGGTTCTGGATTATCAACGATATATTTCTTGATACCATTTGCAATACGTTTCTGCGTTGCTTCTGCCAATGGTTTCTTGCGGTCAAATATACTTTTTCCTAAGTCTGACCAATCAATGTAGTCTCCGCACTGCTCATATGGTTTCAGACCGTCTGTACCAAAACGATTATGAGTAGGCTTTGGCCATATTATCTGCTTTCTATCTCTGCGAAATACTGCATACCATCTTTTTCTGGTTGTTGGTGCTCCGTAATCCGCAGCTACCAGTTCTCGACTATCAAATTTATAACCAATATTTTCCATTGCTGAAATAAATTTTCGATAATCTTCACCAGTTCTTTCCTTAATCAGATGTCCTTTCTCATCGAGTGGCCCCCATTGTTGTATTTCTTCCACGTTCTCCATAATGATTACATCTGGGAGAATTGCTTTTGCGTGCTTATATACAGCCCATGGGAGAATGCGAAGTCCCTGTTTTCTCGGCTGACCGCCTTTTGCTTTTGAATGGCTTGTACAGTCTGGAGAAGCCCACATCAATGCTACGTGCTGATTTCCGACATATTTCTGCAAATCTACTTTGAAAATATCTTCTGTCAGATGCAGTGTTCCGGGATGATTTGTCTTGTGCATCAGAATTGCATCTGGATCATGGTTAATTGCTATATCAACAGGTCTACCGAGAGCCATTTCAATGCCTACGGATGCGCCTCCGCCTCCGGCAAAGCAATCTATAATTAAGTCTTTCATGTATACCTCTAATTATCTAAAACATCTGGATTTTCGCATTCCATAGCAACTGCAACATCTTCAATGAATTCATCCGGGATATAGATTCCAGCTTGCTTACAAATAGCATATTGTACTTTTGCAATGCTACGGATATCCGCTCCCTGCATTTTCATAGTATTTGTTAAAACTTTAAGGAGATTTGCAACTCCACCATGAGAATGAGGGATTTTCATTTCAGCGAGTTTGCTATTGGTAGTTTCTTTTAACTGATTTTCCATTTTCTTCCTCGTTTCCATTCTTTTTTGATTGAACCATCCTAAATAGCTATTAAATAAGTCGTCAAATGAATTGCTATTGCTAATTGCATTAGAAATAGTTTTGTATGTATCTTTCAGCCATAATTGAAGAATATATTTTCCATTTTCATGAAACCAGTAATAAACTTTTGCTTTGTCTGTTCTTATGCTCCATGGATTAAAATTCAACTCCATATACCAGTTGAAGCAGTATTCCGTCATTCTGAAATTTTTGTTCTTCCCATTAGCATATGTCTTTACGTCTTTACTGCTTTTTAATGTAAGAAAAGGCTTCTCTTCTTCAATTTCGGAATTAACCATTTCTCTAAGTGCATCATAAACAGCAACTTCTACCATAGTTTTCTCCTAACTAAACGGAAATTCATCTTCCATACCGCCTAAATCCGGTACATCCATGAAACTAGGTTCTGGCGGCGGTACTGGTCGTGTGTCTGTTTCCTGCGTTTGCGGTGATTGGCTTTTTCTCTCTGCAAATTCATGTTCTGCAACAAGGCAATCATTTGAGTAAACTTTTTCACCATTTTTATTCGTATAGTTTCCAGTCTGCCATTCTCCACGTACATTTACTTTCGTGCCTTTTTTAAGATATTTCTCTGCGAATTCTGCATTTTTTCCAAGACATACGCAAGCAATAAAGTCTGATTTTCTTTCTGTATTCTTTTTCACTCTTCTCTCGACAGCCAAAATATATCTTGCAATTTTGGTGTCATTCGTTCCCATTCTGATATCTGGGTCAGCGGTTAATCTTCCAGAAAGAATAACAATATTCACAATTTATCACCTCTCAATCTGAATGTCGCACCTGATAAGTGCGTGTTTGATTTTCTTTTCATTTCCTGTTACAGTTTCTTCTTTCCCGATAACAAAGGAAATATCATCTTCTGTTACATTGAATCCTTTTGTTTTTATATGCTCCATGATGATTTCTTTAATTTCATCTGTGCCAATTCCAATTGTTATTTCCAATGGTGTTACCTCCCTGGTTTGTATGCTGGTGGCATTGGCTGCCATGCAATGACTGGGTAATACGCAAAACCATATGCTTCTACGCTTCCCCATTTACCGTCCCCTAAATATGTAAGACTTTTTGGGGAAATAGCTCCCTTAATTGTAACTGCATATTCTTTCCAGTCTCCCGGGTTTTCTTCCTTGTTTGGTTCCGGTGGCAAAATTAAATCTGTTGGAATCCACATATCCGCAGAGCTGTAGGAACAAATCAGTTCTTCAACTTTCTTGATTGCATCATTCCATCCTTTATCGTACTTACATTCCTGTTCGGAAGGTTCTGACTTTTTCAGTTTGTCAAGTGTTTTTAAGAAGATTTTCATTGATTAATCCTCCTTGACTTTCTCAATAGTTTCTTTTATTGCTTCTTTCACAGCCTTGGTTTTAATCATCTTATCTGCCAAGGCTTTTGCCGCTTCCTGTACGATCACGTTTTTATTCTCTTCTAGTATCTCGGAAATATGAGAATGTATCATCCTACACAACGGCTCATTGGTTTCTCTACTACCATATAACTCTTTTTTATAAATAACTCCTTTGATTTCTTTGGTAATTTTTTCAACTACCTTGTCCTCAACATTTTTACGGATTTCCTTTGCAATTTCTTCCTCATTGACACCAATCGTTACTGGTACGCTGAATACGCTCATTTTCAATTTCCCTCCCCTATAGCTATCACATCACATCCAATAAATACCAATTCCTCATGTTCACTAATTCCATAGCCGACAGATCTTCTTCCTACTTTAAAAAATACATTATTTGTATTAACCGTAACTCCTTCAGTTTTTTCCATATAATCAGAAACAATAGCTTTCAAAATATCTTCATTTAAGAAAGCCTTTCTTTCGACTATTTGATGTTCTTTTGGCATATATTCAAGCCATGTCTCTATACCTTTGTATTCTTTTCCTTCTGTGTCAGTCCATTCGCCATTTCCAGTATATGCAAGCATGATGATTCTTTCAGAGTTTTTCAGCTTTACATAATACAAACATGCGGTATCATCAGTTGGAGCTTCTGGAAGCACATCTTTTACTGAACGCCATACACTAGGTGAAGGAATTGTTTTTCCTGTTTTGCGGTCTACATGCTCCTGTCCTTTAATTACATAGTTTTTGAATTTTCTTGGCATTAATTTTCTCCTTTCAATCATTCAGCCGAATTGTTTTCCTTATCATCTTCAATCGCTTTTCCAAGGCAAGCCATAACAGATGCATAATCAAGCAGTATTTCTCTTTCTCTGATGTTTCTTCCGTCTTTTTCATGCCAATCTCTCACTATATAAAGTTCGGCATTTGCAGAAAGAATATCTGTTTTCATGTCCCAGTATTTAATATGAATTTCATAAGCTGCATTTGCAGAAATTGGATTTACATAAATTCCTTTTGTTACTTCTTTCCAATCTTTTAATTCAATTGATACCATCTATTTCTCCTTTCAAAACGGACATAAGTCCAAATTAACTTCTAGCCCCGGTCTGGCAATCTGCACCAGGGCATCATCCCAAACCACCGCTTCTTTTATCTCCTTCAAAATCTGTTCCGGGTCAGCTGCTTCATTACTCAAATGCACCAATGTTACCGTCCGCAATGCCGCTGTACGGTTTGTATTTACCAAGCTTTTGCAAGTATCTAAGGAACAATGGCCTTTAAGCCTGTGCGTGTAATTTTCGGCTGTTTTATCAACCAATTCTCCACAGTAGTTGCACTCAATAACCAAGTGATTCAGTCGCATTGCCTTGAAGTTGTATCGGCAAAACTCAAAGTCTGTCATGTACAGTAGCTTTCCCATTTCTTCATGTTCCACGATATACCCATAATTGAAACATTGAATAAGTTGCCCTGTGTCCTTATCCCTTGTAGTATGCGGCAAATAGAACGGTATTACAGTGAACGAACCAACCCGAAACGGTCTTTTCTCTGGAACTCCTTTCATCAATTCGCCAGTGATGATTTGAAGATGTTCCACGGTTTCATCATTGGTGTAAATCTGAATACCTAAATTCATCAGATTTTTAAATGATTCACGGTGATCGCTCAACCATGTTCATGGGTAAGAAGCACGCCAGAAACATCACTTGTTCTGTAATCAATAGCTTTCAGAATGTCTTTGTATCTGCATCCGCAGTCCAGAAGAAGCATTTCTCCGCTGTTCGATTTCAAAACATAGCAGTTTCCATGGGTACTCCCTGTATTTACTATTCTCATGAACATTTTTCATCACCTCGCTTTTACTCCAAATTATTTCTTAATATTTCTTTTATGTCTGATGATATCTTGTACATTTCATCACGACTATATGGTGCTTCTTTCCAATTGTATGCTCTTTGTATCGTTGACCAACCAACCAAACTTATGCTGTCTCTAATTCCGATAAGTTCTTTTAATGTGATTTCAACTACAATCGAAGCGTCAAGATTTATTCCTTTCCCGCCTACTTCTTTCATACTTCATCATCCTCTGGAAATCGGAACACAATGTTTGCAGGTTCGAATTTCATATCTGGGCTGTTAACCATGGTTTTAATGATTCCGAAACCTCTTGCAGCCATTTTTATGCATTCTTCGTAATCATCATCGCTCATTTCAATGTTTTGTGCTAAAAACATTCCTGCATACACTTTATGCAAAGCTTTCATAGCTTTTTGGGCTTTTTCATCTGTCGAATAACGAGCCATGACTGTTCCTTTTTCGCCTACCATTGGCACATATGCTCTTATGATATTTCCAATTCTGCTTAATGATGTGATTTCATAAGGAACATCAATTTCCCCATTCTGACTTGCTAATCTCATTCCTACTCACCTCCGAAAAACGTTTCTCTCATATCAACAGGCTTATATTTTTTATGCATTAAAGCTTTGTTCTTTCTGGCTCCCTGTGGGTCATTGCAGACAAATGATTTGCATATCTCCGGTCTAACAGGGTAGATTGAACATTTCTCTTTTGCCTTATCGTCCATCAGAAACGGACAGGTTAAATCCATTAATGAAGCAGTGAAATTATGTCTGCATTCCTTGATATGGTGTTTGCGAATGTACCACTTAATCTGTTTGATTTCCTTGGATGATATCGGTAGAAAATTTGAACAACACGAACCGCATTCTGAACATTTCCCATCTACCGTGAAATCATAAAGTCCGCTGTTCATATTGCTTACAACTTCTTTAATTGTTTCAATTACACTGCTGCTCATATCAGTTTTCCTCATTCACGACAATACCGCCGTGGATAATAACTCTCTTTCCGTCAGAATCATCAAAGTAAACTTCATTCTCTGATTCGGAAACATCAAACTTTCCAGACCAGGACTTAATTTTACCGCCGTTGTAATCGTAAACAGTTACGGTACGGTTCAGACCACCGTCAATATCACTAGACAGTGATTTTAATGATCTGCTACAGGAAGAACAACCGCTAAACATTGTGATTGCTGTAATCCCTGTGATTAATACTGCTGTCTTAATACATTTATGCTTCATTTTGGCTCTCCTTTTACATTGTAAGTCTGATTATAATGAGCACCACAAATATAATAACATTTAAAAGAATATTTAAATTGGTTCGATTGTATTCATTTTCTCGAATAAAAGATACTATCCATACCAAAAGTGATATTAAAAGTAAAATAATAAGCACAATTGTGGAAGTTTCCATCCTACATTTCCTCCTGGCTCATAAATGACGGAATTTCTATTTTAACTGGCTCTGCTGCCGGAACTGGTTCTTTCTCTGCTGTTTTTACGGTTTCGGCTACGGTTGGCTGCTTTGGCTTTTCTTCGATTGCTTCTGGCTGTGGAATGAATTCTTCTACATTGGCATTCTGTTCGATTTCTTCCTGTACTTCTCTGTATGTGGCATCCATCATGTTGTATTCGTAAGCCTGCACTGGATTGTCCCATCTCTTAGGAATAGACTTCATAATGTTGTTTCGCATCTTACGAATAATCATTGATTCTCTGGATTGTGTTTCATAATAAGACGGTGAAATATACGGTCTTAATTCCTCACAGTCAATGATTGCTTCCAGTTCTCCAATGTCAGCGACCTTTTTCATGATCTCTTTTTTCTTTGCTTCAATTTGAGCTTTCTGCGCATCTGTAGCTTTATATCTGTCCGCACAAATTCCAAACGTTTCATTCTGGAGATTATTCTTGATGTGCGCTGCAAGATTCTTCAGTACATCTGCTCTTTCGCAAGAAAGGTATTCAATATGTCCGTCCTTATACTGAATCGGATATACGATACGGACTACCTTACCTACACCAGATTCTTCCCATTCTGGCGGTGTGATTTCCACACCTTTATGTCTTGGTGGGATATACTTATCACCTTCTCTGACTTTCCAGTACGGGAATACTTTAGCTACATCGACACCATATCTGCTTACAAGAGCGTCATTTCCATCGCCCTCAATCGCAAATTCGATTTTCTTCTCCCACTGAGGTTTCTGCCCTTTCGCCGCTATGTTTACGTTTCTGATTTGGAAATAACACTCTCTCGGCTGTGCGTTTGCGTTCAGTTTTAACGCTGCTACTTTGCTCAGAATGAATTTAAGGTTAGAGCCATTAATTGCTTCAAAACTCACTCCACTCTCATGCACCATCTGGAAAATAGATCCCATTGCTGCCACTACGCAATCCTTTGAGTAGGAATCAAATTCCATTCCTCTTGAAGTTAAATCTCTTTCCATTAAATCAACATAACGATTTGTGTAGTAGGAAAGCTGTGTGTTAAAATTTGCTACCTGTGTGTTTTCTGTCATTTTAATTCTCCTTTTCTTTATTTATATGCTCAGTGGCATATGAAACAGGATGAAATAATTTGTCCTATGTTGAATTGTAATTTCCTGTTCTTTCATTAACTGTTTTATTTTTTCCTGTTGTGCTTTCCGGGCATTCACCCGGATTCATATGCCACCGATTTTTTATTTACTATACGTGGAATCTGCCTTGAAAAAATGTTTTCCCCATGTTGCTGTTAGCATTTTCCCCTCCTGTTTGTCAGATTACTTTCAAATCCCCATCTGTCACTCTTAGCACAATCATCTGCCTGTCTAACATAGGTATCCTGCTTTTGTCAATGCTCTCAGAATCATCAATCCAAAGCGGAAGATTCAGCCCATTCATTTCCTGTAATCCATTTAGTAAATCAACCTCGCAAAGAATTTTGTCGGAATGATTCAATCCGCTGTTGTAGTCGATTCCATTACAGATCATCTTGCAAGTCTCCACTGGGTTCCCCTCAATCGTGTAATCAAGGAAGCTGAACTGAAAATGATGGAAAAATGGATTGATTTTCTCTGCCAGTGCCTTATTCTTCTGGATTGAGAAGTTAAGAACGGTATCAATGTTCTTTTCAATATCAGCTTGTACCTGTCCAAGGCTTTTCAGTTCCTCATTCAGTTCGGCTACTCGCTTTTCTTTCTCTGTGACTGCTGCCTGTGCAATCTTAATGTCTGCATCCACATTGGAAATCTGTTTCATAACATTGCTGATCTGCATTCTTAATTCCTGTTTCTTTCCAGGAACATCATCAAATGATTTCAGTTTCTCTTCAAGTTCTGCAATTCTCACTGTAACTGCAAGATATTCTTCATCATTTGTCATATCTACAGATTCTGGAAGCTCCGTAAATTTGGACTGTTCTTCCTCAATCTGCTTAGTGAGTTCAGCAACTTCATCCTGTGCCGCACTGATTTCAGACTGTAATTTGTTGATTTCCTCGTTAGTTTTCTTTAATTTTGCAGCGGAAGTATTTCCAAGGTCGCAGACATATTTAAGCTTTTCCTGCTTTTCCGATTCAAAGGATTCTTTTACTTTCAACTGTGCTTCAATTCTGGCTTTCTTTTTTTCTTCAAAGGAAGCTTTCAATTCGGCAACCTGTTCTTCTGGCAGTTCTTGTCCACAGGTAGGGCAAATGGTATCAGAATCATTGAATGTTTCAGCTTCAATAGCTTTCAGTTCAGAATCATCCCATTCCATTTCCTTGATTCTTGGATAGTCCTGTCTGGCTCTATCCAAGTCGGCTTTTGCCTGTTGTGCCTCCCTTATGTGGTTGTCTAGTTCCATTCCAATAATACGAATGCTTGATTCCTTTTCTGATTTTTTTAACCTAAGTTCGGAAACTGTATCAGAAATGAATTTTTGTCTGGCTCTTAACCATTCATTCGCCTTGCTAACCAGACCATCCCTGGAAGATTTCAGTCCTCGGATTTCATGCGAAAGACTGTCATAGCCTTTTGATGAATCTTCAAGAATCTGTTCCTGTTCTTCCAGTTCGGAAAGCTGCGCATTAAGCTCCTGTTTTTTGGATTCTAGGGAGGAAGTATCTTCTGCTTCAACGCTTCGATTGGTTTCATATGCAATCTCCGTGTTTTTGGCATCCACCTTTTTTTTCTGTGCATTCAGTTCCTTTCGGAGCTTTTTCAAGGTATCCTCTACGGAATGCCCTTTTGTGATTTCTTCCACATGAGCGTACTGTGGATTCTCTTCCATAAACTGAGCAATGTCGAAACCAGACATTTTTTCCAGTACCTTCCTGGATTCTGCGGTTGACTTCTGCAATGTATCCAGAAATGGTTTTGGATTACTACACATCAGAAGCGTTGAAGGCTCTGCTATTGATTGAATGAACTCGGTATAATCCTTTGATTTAGCCGGGAATCCGTCAATTTCATAAGAAGTTTCATTTCCATCGAACACCTCTTCAGACTGTCCTCTTGGTTTTCTCCATTTCTGCTTTGTGATTTTTCGGATCACTTTTTCTTTCCCATCAATCGCAAGTGTAAGCTCTCTTACAACATCAACCTTTGGCACTTCCACGCCATTTTCTTTTCTGCGAATAGAAGTCGGTTCTGTGCCATTTGCCATCTTTCCTGTCAGAACGTCCAAATATGCGTCCTGCAATGTGGATTTTCCTTCTCTGTTTCTGCCAGAAATCTCTGTTCTCGGAAACAAATCTACAGACTTACTCGGAAACTTTTTGTAATTCTCCAAGTAAATTTTTTTCACTTCCACTTTCATGCTCGATTATCCTCCCTATTGATACCTCATATGCAGTTCTAAGCTCTACTTCATCACCAGATAATTTTTTATGATAAATCCGGCTCTGGATTCTTCCGATTATGCTTATGTAATCACCGACCTTGAAATCAGCAGCTTCTCTGGCTTCTTTCCACCATGCTATACATGGGATATAATCTGTTCTTCGCAAGTCATATTCATTGCAAGCAATCATCAAATCGCAGATTTCTTTTCCTCTTGGTGTTCTGCGGTACACGGGCGGTTTGCAAAGATAACCTTCCAGAATGATTTTGTTTTCATCGTCTACGCTTCCATCTCCACCCAATAATGTTTCTGCTTTAACTTCCAATATTAAATGTGATTTTCCGTTTTCCTTTTTATTGTATGAGGTGTATTTTCCCTCAATATAGATGTGTTCTCCAATTTTCCAGTTTTCTGCCATTCTTTCTGGTATTGCTACTGGAAGCAAATCTACGTTCCCGCTGGTACGCTTTGCACCAATATAGAATCTTACGAATTTTTCTCCGTCCTTGAAAAACGTTCCTGGCTGAATATCCATTATTACGCCATATATCTGAACTTCATTCTTATTATTCTTCATCCTCCAATTTCTCCATTTCTTTTACGGAAATCTCATATACACTTTCCGTTTCTTCCCCATTAACATAAACATCACGGCTCATTAACCTGCCAGTTACTTTAATGTAATCATTTCTTTTAACGTCTACCGCCAGATCAGCACCTTTTCCCCATAAAGTGCAGCGAGTAAAGTCGGCTCTTTCTGAAAAATCTCTTGGAATTGCCACGAAAAGATTTAAAACTTTCCTGTGCGTTACTGGCGTAAGTTTTGCATATGGCTCTTTCGTGCAACTTCTGGCAATAAACTCTACTTCGTTTATATCGCCATCCGGAACCTGTTCTTCCAGGATTTCCACCTCGTCAGCTGCGATATAATTAACATTGTGGTGCTTATTTGGATTTTTAGAAGTGTCCATGCTTCTGATTGCTCCTGTTACCACAATCTCTTTTCCGTTATAATCATTGTCACGTACAATGGAATCTTCTATAACGATTGGAAACATATCTACTGCACCACTTTTACGAATAACTGTCAGCATGAATTTGTAATAGTATCTTCCGTAATGTTCGTGGCTGAACACTATTTCCCCGGCTCTACCGGATAATCTCACTTTATTTAATCTTTGCATTTACTTTTCCTCCGTTCCTAATATAATAGGAAGAAACACCATTGAGAATAAGACTGCTGATACAAAGAACACCCCGATAACATCAAATGATGTAAGCATCCATGTAATTGAGAAGATTACTGTAAACATCCCTATTCCTACAAATATTTCTCCTATTGTCTTTACCACCTCTTTCATTTTGTCCTCACTTTCTTCTGGATGTGGTTACTGCAAGTGCAGTTGCCAGAATAGCGATAATTACATTTCTTGCCATCAGCTTTTCTTCCAGATCGGCAATGATTTCACTGGAAAGTGGCTGATTTTCGCCATTTTTTTGCATAAAAAGTCCTCCTGTTATATTTTTGTTTGTCAAATACAGGAGGTTGTGTTATAATAATCCTGTATTTAACTAACTCATTCTTAGTTAGATACCGTCCTGGTTGGTGTGTCCGCACCTTCCAGGACAACTTAATCTACTTCTACAAATTTTCCGTCTTTCAACATATAGAAAGTATCTTCCTTGATATTTTCCCCATCTACTTTTGCTGATTTAACATCTACAATATGATATTCATAATTGATCTCTTTCCACTCTGCTAAAACAATAAAACATCCAATTTTTCCTTTAGCTTTTGAATTAATTCCTGTAGCTAATGCAATACTTTCTTTTCCTTCTACAATTGCCGCTGAATGATATCCGGTATTGGTTGCTGCTGAATAATTTCCGGTATTGGT